TTCTTCATCGCCGTCCATATCGCCGTCTTCACCTTCTTCGTCGTCTGCTTCGATGTCTGCCATCATATCGTCAGCCGCGTCGCCGCCCATTGGGTCAGCTTCTGGTGTAATTTCGTCGAAGTTTTCATCAACTTCTTCGTCTGAAGCTTCGTCTACTTCTTCGTCAGTAGCTTCGTCAACTTCTTCGTCTGTTGCTTCGTTAGTCTCTTCGTCGTCTGAAGACTCATCTACTTCTTCATCTGAAGCTTCGTTAGTTTCTTCGTCATTTGACGCTTCATCTACTTCTTCGTCTTTAACTTCGTCAAGATCTTCTAAATCTGATTCTAGCATCTTTTCATAGATACCACGTGACTTTTCAATAACAAATTCGTGAAACAGTTCATCTGCTCCAGCACGATCGTTATTGACAAGTTTTTCGAGCATTTGCTCTAATTTATTGTCTGCCATTGTTTTCTCCTATATGTTTAATTAGTATGTAAGGCTGTCTAGTATTATTTACACTATGTTTAATAAATGTACGGAAAACGGCGTCAAAACGAATCGTTTAGTCGCAAACCGTTTAAAAATCATAGTATCTTTTAAACTCACTCACTTTTATGTGAGATAAATTCGTACATTTCTTTAATTGTTTAGGTACAAAATCATCATCATCTGCTACAATTCTAATGTATTTTTTACCTTGATGTGCATCACAAGTTGATGCTGTTTGCCTTTCCCAGTTGCCAAAGTATGTTGCTGGCTCGCCTTGTCTCTTATAATTGTGTGTTCCTGCGTATAAGTTATTTACCTTACTTCGATTGCCTTGAGTATCTAGTGATCCGTGAAAGTCCATGCCCAACATATAAATTGTATCATGTGCATGTGTGCTTGCAAGCCATAATGCTGTAGGACCGCTACTCCAACCCTTGCTTGGATGGAAATAATTAAAACCTTGAAACGTGTGAAATTGTTTATTTGGATTAGTCCATACTTCGTGTTCCATTTGCCACTTGCTTTGGTTAATTTCAAGTACCATCTTTACATCAACCGCAACTAAGTAATGCGGTTCAAAATGTCTGAACATTGCATTACATGCATATACTTTTCCGTAATTTTTAAGTGGGTATAGATCTATGTCTTTTCGGCTCTCGCCATTACCTATTACAAAGGCTACAGTCATTGTAGAGCTTCCTATACTTCAGGTTGACCTTGAATACCGTACATTTGACGTACAAATTCTAATTCTTTTTGCTTTTCTTCTTGATGTAACTCTGATGCTCTGCGAGCTTTGTTTATTTGACGTAGTGTTAATCTTGTTTTGCGTGTGTCATCGCGATTTACAACGCTATGATCGTCAGTAGCATCATAACGTTTATCCTCAATAGGATCAATAGTTTCTTTATCAAAATAAAATAATTCTCTTAGTATCATGCTTGTATTTATGCCGGAGGCGTTTCTGCGCCAGCATCTCCCCCTGGGTCTGGTGTTGTTACTGAATCAACTCCTTCAGTTTCACCTGTAACCATTCCGTCAACATCGTCTGCAACTGGTTCATCGCCTGCTAAGTCACCTTCAATACCTGCTCCACTAATACCTGCTCCACGCATTTCTGCACTTGCGTCAGTTGGTGCTGTTGATAGGTTCTCGTCATTTTCTTCTTTCCAATAGCGTTCATTGTCTGCAATTTCTGAATCGCTCATTCCTAAGAAACGTTTCATTGCATATCTGTTACTAATAAAAGGAATACTTTGAATTTGTGCAAACGTACCAATACGTTGATTGTCTAATTCACTTTGTCTATAACTTGCAAAGTTTTGTGGTGGTTGAAATAACAAGTCAAACATTGCAATGTCAACATTAATACCTTTTTCTATTAGGTAACGTTTAAATTCTTGATTGAATACTTCAGCTATAAGGTTCTGTAAACGCTCGCAATACTTGTTAAAGCGTAGCTCTTGTATGTATGCAGTACCTACTCTGCCGTCGTTAAATGAACTTTGACCTTCATCTTGTGCCGCGGCTGGTAAGTATGAACTTGGAATACGTAAACCTCTTACTAGTTTGTTTGTAAAGTATTTCAAGTCATCAATCTCACCTAAGTTAGTACCACCAGGTAGTGTTTCAACTTTAGATCCACGTCCTTCTGCTGTTTGCGGAAAGAAGTAATCTTCGTTAGTAGATAATGGATTGTAAGCACTATCAATAACACTTGTGCCACCACCTGTTTTACTTGGTATACGTCTCTGATGTATTTCTGTTTTTACTCTCTCAACAAATTGCATAGCTAAATGACTTGGCATGTTACCAACATCAACGTAAAATACTCTACGCTCTGGAGCTCTTTGTGTTCTGTAAATGATAATAGCATCTTCGAGTAATTCTTTTTGTTTGTATACTTTAAATATACCTTCTAACAAACTATTGCCAAAAGGTGCATTATTATCTAAGCCTTCGCTTAAACTCATATGTACCATATGCTTTGCATCAATAGCATGTTCTTTAGTTTTATCATGACCAAAGCGTCCTGCACTTGAGCCAGATGTTTGTGTGTTTCCAACCATACCGCGAACACCGCCGGTTAAGTATCCGTCACCACCACCAGTTGCATTACCGTTTGTAGTATATGGTGTTGTTGCTACATTGTCTACAAAGTTTAAATTAAGATCTCTAACAATGTATTGTTCTGGTGTTTTACCTTCTGATTCATTAACAATAATACTTGAAACTTTTGCAGGATCAACATGATGCCATTTTTTAGTTTCAGGATCTCTAATAAAGAAAGCATCACCAAACTTAAAAACGTTACGCACAATTTTAAACATGCGTGTACTAAAATCATTAAGTTTAGTCCATTGCTGTAAGTATTGCTCTAATACTTTAATTTCTGAATTAGTAGCCATCTTTTTAAAATCAATACTAAAACTTGTTTTATTAATTGGATTTTGCTGTGAACAAAACTCAGCTAAAATATCTAATGCCGCATTAACTTCACTATCTTGGTCCATAGTATTATATTGACCATATCGCTCAACTCTATTAGGAGCGCCTGTGTACACATCAGGTAAAAAACTTGAATAGTTTGATCTTGCAGGGCCAGCTTGTGTACCTTGACCAACGCTTAAAGGACTGCGAGTTCCTGCTTCGCCTTCAACTGGTGTAAAGTATCTTTTCCAACTCATATCTTATCCTATCCTATCTACCGTTTAAATTACCGTTTAGGTTTTGTGTGGCTTTTTTGGTATCTTTATTAACATTAATTAACTCTTCTAACTTAGTACTTATCGATTCCCACCAACTTTTCTCTTCATTACTGGCTTCATTCTGTTTGTCTAATGTTCCAGTACTATCAGTAGATTTACTACCGCCACCGGATTCTGCAACAACTTCTTCAATAGTAGTTGGATTTTGAGTTGTAGTCTCTGTTTGTGGAGTTTCTCCTGCATTAAGTCCTAGTTTGCCTCTTGCCCAATCACCTAATCTATTATCAGGTAAAATACCGCCAATAAACGATTTGATCGATTCCCAACTAAACAAGCCAGTAAACCCATCAACAACTCTTTTCCAAGCTGATTTTATTTTTATCTTAAGATTTTCTATGCTAAAGAACTCTTTTATGTTCTCCCAATCTATAAACATACTAACACCAGCAATAAGTAATCCAGCGATTTTAACCCAAGGATTTAATTTAGCTATAGCTTTAACTAACATCCAAGTAATAGAACCACCAATTGCTAAGAAACCTATGCCACTTAATAAAGAACTAAATGCTTCGTCTATCTTTGGTTTAATATTTTTGTCAAAGAATGCTTTAGGGTCAGCAAATAGATCTGTAAAGAAAGATTTAATAGCAGGACCATGCTGTTTCCATAACTCACTAAAAGTAGTCATCATATCGCCCATTGTTTTTATCAATCCGCCTTCACGTTCTCCAGTACGTCCACCTGATCCTGGAGGACCTTCCATTGCCTTTTTGCCTAGGAACAAGTCTTTAAGGAAATTTACTACATCACCAATTCCACTTTTCATTTTATTAAGACCGTCGCCTCTGAGCCATTCCCATGTTGAAGTCAATGATGGTAGTATTTGATCTTTAAATATCTTACTAGCCTCTTCATACATTTTTTGAGCTTCTTCAGTAGTAGGTAAAAAGTCTCCAATGTCATCTGATAAAGTTTTAAATATTCCACTGTCAACAATTGACGCTTGTATGTCACCTTGTATTGTTGCAACTGTCTCAGCAAACGTACCCATTTTCTCTGTTACTTTATCACGCTTGGCTTGTTCTTCAGTAGTTGCATCAGTTACTGTTTTTTGTGCTGTTTGAATACTACCAATGGTTGTAAGTAGTTCACCTGTTGCAGTTCCTCCAGCAAGTGCGGCTTGTACTCCAGCATCACCAAGTGTTTTGGCAAACTTCATACCGTCTTCTTTAACACCTACAATAAAGTTAGCCGCTTGTTCAGAAGTCATGTTTTGTATATTTTGTGCTTCTCTTCTAAACGTATCGTTGTTGGCCATTAACTGTTTTGTCAATGGATCGTTTGCAACTCCGTCAGCCATATCAAGTAGTGCCGCTTCAAGTTGAGGAGATGCCGCCGCCATTTGTTGTAATCTCAAAGCAAATTCATCACCGTGTTTATTAATTGCCATTTGGCGTCTAATATCTAGATTTTTTGCCTTCATTTCATCTTCTAGTGCTTTACGACTTTTACCTGTAAGTTTTGATATCTTATCAAGTTCAGATGAATATTTTAATGAGCCTTCAATTAATTGTTTATCTGTCATAAACTGTCGTCTACCTGATACTTGCATCAACTCACTATAGTTTATAAAGTTTTCGTTTAGTTCTTCAGATGTAAAACCTATTTCTCTTAGTCTTGTACCTAAAGGACTTTGTCTAAGTTCTTTTGACAGTCCTGCAAAACGTCTTGCACCATCTCCAACTGTGTTGCCAAATATACGTAGGCTTTCACTTTGTTGACTAACAAGTTCAATAAAATCTTGTTGTGGTATTGCCGCTTGTCCTGCAATTCTAGTAATCTCAAACATACTGTTACCAAAACTAGCACCAGTTTGTGTAAGTTGTCTAAAACTATTAATTTGTGTGTCTAACACATTAGATAATATTCCTAATCCTGGAATAGGTAAATGTTTAGTAAAATCAGATAATTGTTGACCACCAAATGCTAATTCACTTGCAAATCCTGGAACTGCACCCACTACCGCTGAAACTGATGCAAGTAGTCCGTTAAGTATTCCGCCTGTTATACTTTTTAACTTCCCACCAAAACCAACAACTGCGTCACCAGTATCGTCAAAATCTTTACCTAAGTTTTTTGCAGACTTTCCAGCTTTGTCAAGGTTAGTACCAGCAGTACCGCCACCGCCGGCATTAGGATTCATCTTACGTCCGCCTAAGGCTTTTAAGATTTCTCTTAAAGTAGCTTCAGATGCCGCATTATCAGCTGTTACTTCTCCAATTCCTGGAATATCAATTTTTACGTCTGCCATTTATTAAGTACTCACATTATATATAGCTATAAATATGTATGCTATTACAATAGTATTTAGCAGGAGATATAAACATGGTAGATAATAATGTCCCACCAAACATGGGAAATCAAGGCATGCAGATGGGTATGCCTCAGCAACCGTCAGCAAAAAATCCGGCACAACCGCCGATGCCGCCGATGCAAGCTCAACCAGTACCGGTACAACAGCCGGCTGGTAACCCATTAATAAAACATTTAAGACAACCTAAGATTTATGTAAAGTTACCTAGTGAAGGGCAATACTGGCCGCAGAATGCATTGCAGAAAACAGAAACAGGTGAATATCCTGTATATGCAATGACTGCCAAAGATGAGATTACGTTTAAAACACCAGATGCATTATTAAACGGTCAAGCAACTGTTGATGTTATTCAAAGTTGTATGCCAAACATTAAAGACGCTTGGCACACTCCTAGTATTGACTTAGATGCAATTTTAGTTGCTATTAGAATGGCTAGTTTTGGAGAGAAGATTGATATGTCTTCTACTGTTCCAGGAACTAACTTAACTAAAGACTTTCAATTAGATTTGCAAACAATTTACGACAACTTAACTAATACAGAATACACTGATACATTTCAAATTGATGGCTTTAGAGTTCAAATAAAACCAGCTAGTTACAGAATGGTTACTCAACAAGCTATTAAAGCATTTGAGGAACAGCGTATTTTTACTACAGTTAACGATGACAGCATTGATGAAACTGTCAAACTAGAACGTTTTCAAAAAAGTTTTGCAAAGTTAACTGATATTAATATTAATGCAGTTGTTGCTAATGTAGTTGCTATTCAACCTGATGGTGCAGAAGAAGCTGTTACTAATCCAAAGTATCTAAAAGAATTTTTAGAAGGTGCTGAAGCAAAAACATATAATCAAATTGCTGATTATATCAAATCTCAAAAAGAACGATTTGAGCAAAAGCCGTTAGTAGTAGAAGCAACTCCTGAAGAAATTGAAGCAGGTGCTAGTAAGACCTACGAAATACCAATTACATTCGATCAGAGTAATTTTTTCGGCTAAGGATCTTAACGTGGAGCCTCGACAAAATCCTAAGCGAGGTTAAGGTCCTCGAAAACGAGGTAAAAGAAATCAAACATAGTGTTATGAAACTAGTTTGGTGGTTCCGTGGTGGTATTCAACTTAATGACGCATACTTACTATGTCGTGAGGATACCCTAATCTTAAATGATATCATTAAAGAGAATTTAGATACTGCCAAAGAAATTGGACAGCCTTTTTGGTAAGACTAGGCTTTTACTTTTTTAGGTGCAGTTACAGTATAACCTTGTGACTTTAAGAATTTAATTGCTGACTTAACATCCATTGTTGGAGTAGCCATATCTTTAGCATCACTGTTACTACTAGCAGTCTTTGTGCTTGCTTGTGCCTTGCTAGTTTTTGAATCTTGTGCGCCTGCATCGCCATAAGAACTTTTATTAACTCTACCACCTAGTTGTTTTTGAAAACCTTGTTGAACAAAACGTTTGATAATTTTCTTAGCTTGTCCACTTGATAATTGTACATCTACTTCATTTAATCTTGATTCACTATACATAGATTCAATACCTGGGAGATTAGGTTGATCTGGTGTTAGTCCTGATGCTTGTGGAGAAAGTTTTTGTTTTAGTTTGCTTGCCGCTTGTCCTACTTTGCTTGCTCCGGACTTAGCCGCGCCTGCGGCCGCTTTAGCGCCTTTAGCAACTTTTTTACCTGCTTTAGCCGCTTTTCTACCTAGACTAGGTTCTTGATTGATGTACTGCATTACTGCACTAGGTTTGCTTACAAAACCTTTTGCAACAAGAAAGTTAGCTAAACCTTTAGCTGTCATACCTTGTAGTTTAGGGTCTTGCTTACTTACTGCATAATAATCTTTGTAAATATTTGCAACTTCTTTATCTAGTTCAACATCTAACTGTGCGGCCTTGCCCATAGCTGTGTTTTTTCCTAGTGTTCTTTTCATAAATCTAATAGGACCTTCGTCAACTTGTTTAGATTCAGATAAAATGTCATGTACGTTCATAGTTTAGCTCCCGATTAATTATATTTATACTTTTCAACACAGAAATACTTATTAAATAACTCTACATGATTACAAGATATCGAATACTAGACAATCTCGATAATGAGATTGAAATTGTAAACAGTATTGACGAAGTACATCAATATATAGAAACAATGCGTGATACACAGCCTCATCTACAGCTCAGATATGAATCATTTGAAGTTAGTAGTGTTAAGTCGGGTTTTGGAAGAGATCCTGATCTACACTAAATACTCGCCATGTGTTCACCTATATTCTACTTCTTAGTTTTAACAGTAGTACTAATGTGGATAATCTATAAAAACAATTAGAATTGTTACTTCGTAACAATTAGTTTATCGCTTACGCTCAAACTATAACACTTCGTTTGTTGATAGAATTAATAGATATGAATTAAAGCAATATTACGTAGTAATATTGTAATTGCTTCATGTAGATTGTTTCAGTCAGACGGAACCTGTTTAGTGGTTCCATCTAATCTTGACACTTCATGTGAGTTCGTCACAGCCGAGATTCGGAAATAGGTATTTTCACTGTTCAATGGGCTCTGACCTTTCCCAACCTACGTCGACATATGTAACATAAAGAGTACATTAACTAAGTTAATGTGCAGTTTATAATACATTACCTCTCGCTTCGTTCCTATTGCTAAAGAGTTTTTATGAACATTGTGGTTCTTGACTAACAGCAACTAGCCTATATTGATCGTTATGGTTCGTATGAATCAATATGTTACGTGTGTGGTTTTCATGCCACCCTTTCACAGCGGAATTATCTATCTGGCCCGCTATCCTTATGTGCTGTATTGGCTTGCCTATATTTTTTGTAAGTGTTCTTTTAGAATCTTTGACCCGCCAACTCTAACATTAATAATACCATTATAGTAATCATCAGTTTCTAGTACTCTGCGTTCAAATTGTTCTCGTGCCTCTAAGTAACTTGCAATGCCTCTGCTTGGACAATAATGTAATATTTCTCTAGTAAAGTTGTCTTCGCCTAATGTTTCAACGTCTGCGTTAAGTCTATCACTAGATCCCCAATAGGTTTTCCAGTCACTTTCTTTTGTTCCACGTCTTTTATTCTTTTTGCCTTTTAGCGGAGGTTTAGTTGTCTTAAATTTTGCTAGTTTCTTGCCTACGTATTTCATGCCATTAGACTTATTTGTTATCAAGTATACAAATGCTTCAACGCCTTCAGGCATTTCTTTCACTTTTTTACCTTGATAAGTCCATTGCATACTGGTACTTACCGTTGCCTATGTTTTGGGGCCTTCCTTTTTGGAATTATGCTTATTGTGTATCTCGTCCATACGCTGTTTAGCTAGGCTACGTATTTCGCGTAACCACTTTCTGCTTTCACGGTGCGTTCGCACAGAGTTACGAGCCTCAAATTTCTCGTTTGCCTTAAAGTATGACATATATGCTTTTGTTAGCTTATCATGTATATCGTCATTCATTGTGTATTTCTACATCGTTCTCATATGATGTAAAGCCATTTTCCTTTATAACCTTAAGAACGTGTGTTACTCTTCCTACTAGTTCATCTTTATGGGATATAAGATAAACATTCTTTTGTCTTTCTCTACCCAGCTTCTTCAAAATACCTAAAGAGTTTTCAACTCCGCTAGTATCCATTCCGCTATCAATTAACTCATCAATAAACAATAAGTTGATATTCTGATACAAACTTTCCCAAACATCTCTAAATGCAAAACTCATACCAAGTATAAGTCTATTACGCTCACCTCTACTTAAATTATCAAAGTCTAGATCTTGTCCTAGTTGTGTAATTTCGACTGTCAAGTCATTTTGAAATACAACACTATGTGGTAATCCTAGTTTGTCAAGATAGTTAGTAAGTCTGTTGTTTAGGTATGCTAAGTTTTGATCAATAATTTTTTTACGAATAAAACTATCTTTGTTAGTAAGTAGTTTTAACATAAAGTCTTGATGATCTTTTAAACTTGTTAAGTTGTTTACAGTATCCCAATCAATTACTTGTATTGCTGTTTCATTTAAATCATCAATCTGTTCTTGATAAGGATCAATTTCTGTTTTAGAACGATCAAGTGCTTCTTGTAATTGTGCTACATTCTGTTTATGATCATATACTTCTTTAAGTGTTTCATAAAATGTTGTAGGTTGACCATTAATATCACCAATATTATCTAGTGCAGTTGTTACGTCAGTAACTTTAGAACTTACTTCAGACTGATATGCAATAGCGTCTTTAAGTTCTTTATCTTTTTTACCTTGTAGTTCGTCTTTTTTCTCGTCATGCAGTTCTTGACCACACGTATGACAAGTGCCTTGATCTAAATTTTTAGAGTCTTTTTGTGCTTTTTCAACACTTCTGTCTGCACGTACTAGTGCTGGCTCTAATGTGCTTAATTCCTTTTTAAGAGCCAAAATGGCATTATTTTGTTCTGCCCAATTTGCTAGTTTTTCGTGTTTATCTAATTCATTATCTACATCTAAGTGTTCTAATTCGTCAATCGAGCGTTCTAATTTAGCAATATCTTCTTTTTGTTTTGTATTCCATGCACTTTGTTTTGTTTGCAAACTACGAATAGTTTCACCAATACGTGTATTACTAGATTCAATAGCATTTATACGAGCAGTTTCGTCTGTAATTGCTTCTTTAGTTTGTCTTACTTTTTCTTTAAGTACTTCCGCTTTTTCAGATAATATTGTAATACCAAGTAACTGTTCAATAATATCTTTTTGATCATTGACTCGCATACTTAAGAACGGTTCTGTGTATGTGTTTAGTGCAACAATATGCTTAAACATATTATGCGACATACCCAATAGATGTATAATGTCTTCTTGTGTTTTGCGACTATCACCTTGTGACTCATCTAACATCTCTTGTTCTTGTTCATTTACATAGAACTTTAAGATATTAGGACCACGTCCTCTTTCAATCTTATAATTTTGTCCGTCCTTTTCAAAAGACAGTGTAACCAACATACCTTTGTTGTTAGTTTTATTAATTAAATTATTGCGTTTAATATTTGTTAAAGCAAGCCCGTACAAGGCATAACTTAATGCATTTATAATAGTAGTCTTACCTGTACCATTACGTGATCCGCTATCATCGCCACCTTGGTCAAGGTTTTCTCCTAGCACAAGTGTTAGTTGTTGTTTATCAAAATCAACTGCTTGGGTCTGATTGCCCACACTCATGAAGTTCTTTACGGTTAAACTTTTTATTTTAATCATAGTTCGTCATAGATTCCCAATAATAACTTCTTGTCGTAGTTTTCTGTATCCAATGCAGTAATTTCTTTAGTAACAATTTCATCTACACTTTCAAATGTACTAATGTCAATGTCTGTATGTATTTCTTCGTCTTGTTGACTAGGAATTAGTGTAATTTCTCTGCAATCGTATTCGTTAATAAATGTTTCCTTTATAAAACTTGCTTCTTCATAACTAATTGGAAGATCAAGTGTTACTCTAAGATACATTTTGTTTTTAAGTAGTGTGTCTTTTTCGTCTAGTAGTTGACTAAGTTTAACCGTTCGATACTTAGGACAGTCAAGCCAATCAATATATTGTGGTTCTTCGTTATTTTCTTTATCAAGTATCATCATACCACGTTTATCATCCCATGCATCTGCATAGTTGTGTGGAAAAGCATTACCTATATAATGTACTGCACCTTGTACTTGGCGTTTATGGAAGTGTCCACTAAACACATACTCTTGATGTTTGAAATGATCAGCTTTTAGTTCGCCATGATCAGGCATCTGCACCATTGCATTCATATAGAAACTAGGTAGTTCAAAATGACCAAACATATATTTTGTTTTAATATTGCTAATCTTTTTCCATTCTTCACCAACAAGCCAAGGGACTAATGCAACATCATCTTCAACTAGTATTTCATCTACATATGTAATACCAGGAATATGTTTGCCAAACTCTACACTGTAAACATCACGTTTGTCTTTGTAGTACAAGTCATGATTACCTGCAAAAAAGTAAAACTTTTCAAAAGCCGCACCTAATTTTTCTAGGCAACGTGTAGTCGCGTCTAGTGTTTGTACATTAATTGTATTTCTATTGTGATGCCAGTCACCGCAGAAAATACCAGTCTCACAACCGTTTGCTTTTGCTTGTTCAATAAACCAATCTACAAAGTCTTCACAATCTTGTAAATGTAGTCTACTGTTAGACTTCAGTCCTAGGTGAATATCTGTAAACACCGCCGCTTTTTTAAACATCCGTACTCCTCTTTTGTATATTATACGTTATAATTTGATATAAGTCAAGTGTTTTTGGAAGGATTTGGTACAGGTGGTTTAGCATCTTGTGTTTTAACACGATCCCATTCGCCTTGTGCTTGTCTAGTATAACTAGGATTCATATTGTTCATTTCTAATATATCATCTCTAATATTTTGATTACGTTTTTCAATATTAATAACTCTAACAAATGAATTTGTAACTGCCGCAGTATAATAAGCAAAAGGATTATTGGACTTTGATTCGTCAAACTGTAAACCAATTTGTGCTAACTGTAGAATTGCTTGTCCACGCATCTCGTCATTGTATGTGTACCCACGTACATTGCCTCTTGTTGCATAACGATCACAAAGTTTCATCCACATCATAGCAAGTTTATTAGTTGCTTTACCGTGTGATTTGTTAAAGTATCCGTTGTCCATACCACCTTCCCAATGGCTTTTGCCTATACACACTAGTTCTCCAGCTTCATCATGTTTAAAATGTTGGAAGGGAGGAAAGTTTAATTTTACTCTATAGTCTGCAGGTGTTTTAGGATTTTTCTTACGTCCAGGCTCTTCTGGAATATGGTCAAATGACATAATACGAAATACTAGTTCTTCTTTTGTTATCTTTCGATAGTCAATTTCAAACTCTGCTAGTTTTACTCTCTTGCCTGCTAATTTAGCGGCTTCAAAGGCTTGTTGCTGTAAGCGTTTTGCTTTATTGCGTTTTGCTTCAGCTATTGTTCTAATATTAATTTTACCAATTTCTGGTAAGATTATATCATATTGGCCATACTCAGGATCAACATAACTACAGAATGTAGTCTTGGATTTGTGTATTTCCTTTAATATGTCCTTGTTGTTTAGATAATTTACACGTTTATTCATATTTTCTCCGATTGTTTGTTATATTATAAACTACTCTGTTAATAAAGTCAACTAAATAATGTATATAGGAGACAATTAAATTATGGCAAGAAATAGAGACAGTGATTACGTATCTGCTCGCAACTATGCGGCGGGTCAAAAGAAACCCCCTACAGGCACTGGCGCCGCAGGACAGAATGTAGCAAGCGGTAATGTTCCTGATTTTATATCAGGTGGTATTGACACTATAAAAGATATTGGACAAGACATATTTGGTGATATTGCAGGTGATCTAGGATCTAAAATGCGAGGTGTGAACCTTCCAAAGAAAGGTGCTAATAACTTTGAAGCAAAATCAAAAGCATTTTTTAATACAGATGTTGAAAACAAAGATTGGCGTGTCAAATTATCAGTTCCTCCATCAATTGCCGCAGATGGAATACTAAATCCGTTAAACGAAGCATCTACAGGTGGAAACATGGTTTTTCCTTATACACCTACAATTATTATCAGTCATTCAGCCGCATATAATACTGTAAGCCCTATACATAATAATTATCCGTTCTTTGCGTATCAGAACTCACAAGTGGACGCAATGACCATTGTGGGACAATTTTACGTCCAAAATGCAACAGAAGCAAGATATTGGATGGCATGTTTACATTATTTAAGAACAATGACCAAAATGGATTATGGAATGAACAGCACAGGGTCTCCACCACCTATTGCAAAATTAAATGGTTATGGTGACTATGTATTCAACAATGTTCCAGTTATTATACAAAACTTTACAGTTGATATGCCTAATGAAGTTGATTATATTAGTACAGGATTTAGTACAGGCCCACGTTTATCTGGTCGAGAAGCACAACGAGCTATGATGGATCAGTCTGCTACAAAACTAAATTACGGTTGGGCACCAGCTGAATCACAATTTAGTATTACAGTCCAACCTATATACAGTAGATCAAAACAATCAACATTTAATTATACAGACTTTACTAATGGATCTAATCTTGGACAAGGATATATTTAATGAGTAGCCCATACAAACATACAAAAACACAATTCAACGGAAATCTTGATATATTATCAATCAGACCTGTGCCAGCATATGCTGATGATCCGTTATATACTATTGAGCCTCAGTATACACACAGGCCAGATTTACTAGCTCATGACATGTATGGATCAAACAAACTATGGTGGGTTTTTGCACAAAGAAATTTAGACGTTATTGAAGACCCTGTATACGACATGGTACCTGGAGTACAAATTTATTTGCCAGATCCAAAACGTGTTAAAGAAGCAATTGGAGAATAAATTTGTCTACATACCGAACGGATCCTAAAACTGGAGAAGCACTAATCACTCCAGGTAATAAAGTAGATCCAAAAGACAAAAGCGGTAAAACATATAATGAGTTGGGTACAAAACCTCCCAAACAACCAAAGCCAGCCGAAGGCGATCCTGAAGAAGCTAAAAAGGTTATGCGAGCTCTTGGCATGCATGGTCTTGCCGACATGTATGAAACAAACGGAGAGGCCGCTAAGAAGGGCGAAATACCTCCTTTCTTCCAAGGACATCCGTTTTCAGGAATTATTAGTAAAGCTAATCAAACTTCAAGTCCTATAGTTAAAGTTTTAGAACAAGATGAACCGTACCCAGTATCACAAAACTATGGAGCCAGAGGATCACAATCAGCAACATTTGGCGATGTTTCAAAAGTTAAGACACCGCCTAAAGCTCTATCATCTCAAATATCACAACAACCAGGATCATTACCGTTACCAAATGAATTAGAATCATTTGCATCTTATAATAATATATTTTCGTTTGGATGCATAAGTCCAGATGAATTAAATTTTCCAGATGATACCTACAGAAAAACCGGTCTTAGAAATGGACACATGGTGCTCAAATCTGGAGGATCATTTAATGCTGATCAAAAACCAAGAACACATGCAGAAAAACACTACAATATAGATACACAATATTTTATAGATAATGTAGATATACAAACTGTAATTGCACCAAACAAAAAAAGTAGATCAACTAATTTTTATAATTTAAGTTTTGAAATTAGAGAACCATATAGTATGGGCCAACTTTTACAAACAATGCAATTAGCATCTAACAATGCAGGATATACTAATTATTTAGAAGCACCTTGGTTATTGTCAATTAATTTTGTAGGCTGGCAAGATATAGGTGAAGGAGAAGTTAATCCCCAACTATCGTCAGCTAAACGTCTTTTACCTTTAAAAATTGTAAGTGTTGATTTTAATGTTGATACAGAAGGTTCAATTTATAGATTTTCTTGTAGTGCATTTAATGACGAAGCATTTCAAGATGGAACACAAAACTTGCCATGTAATGTTACTATACACGGGACAGACCTTGAAGAAATTTGTCAATCAGGATTAGGAAGTTTAGCAACACAAATTAACACACATTTATTACAAAAACAAAAGTTCCAAAAAAATAAAGTTGAAACAGATGAATTTGTATTTTCTTTCCCAACAGATACTTCAAGTGCGGCGGCGGCAGATGCAATGAAAGATGCTACAAATTCTGGAACAGAATATGGTAAAAATACTGCAACTGAAGGGGACGATTATATAATTAAAGAAGGAATTAATTATGATGCGGCCTATACAACAATTGATTCTCGAGAAGATGGTGCAGGCTATGCTGAGGACACTAGAGATTGGGCCGAGAGTAAAGGCAAGCAGAAAAAAGACTATGTTAATTCATTATTAGGTTATAGTATTAAAAGAGGTAATCTAAGCGAAACAATTAAAAAAACAATAGCAAATAGAGATACAGGAACTAATGCTATTGGTAGAAATAAAATTACAACTGAAATACCAACAGCATATGGAGATACTCCATTTGGCAAATCAGGATTTGCTTTAAATCCTAAAACAATGACATATTCAAAAAATGGCACTCTAATTAATCCTCAACAACGCACTATACAGTTTAGAGCCGGAACACCAATACAAAGAGTCCTTGAAGAGCTTGTGTTATTAAGTGCCTTTGGTGAAACTATAATGAGAAAAGAGCTTCAAGCTAAAGATGGTACTATACCTTGGTTTAGAGTTGAAGCTGATGTATATATGGTTGCTGATAAAGAAGCCGAAAAAGCACTAGGACGAATGCCAAGAATTTACGTATATAAAGTTGTACCATATAGAGCAAATACAAGTATATTTAAATTACCTAATGACCCACCAGCAGGATATAATAAACTAGTTGAAGAAGCGGCCAAAGCATACAATTATATGTACACAGGACTTAATAAAGATATTTTAGAATTTAATATCGAATTTAATAATGCATTTTATAGATCTATATCAACTGATTATAACAATAACAGCGGTAACAACGATGCTTCAAATCAGTCTTCAACAGAAAAAAGTACAGAACTTGAATTAGACAACGATACTTCAGATAAAACTGGTGCTAACGTAACAAACATACAAAGCGATGTATCACAGTCTAAATCACAAGAACTTGCTGGTGCAGTGACTGAAACAGCAGAAAGAAGAATGGCTAGACAGTTTAATGAAGCCCTTGTAAACAGTGATGTTGACTTATTAACAATGACTATTAAAATTTTAGGAGATCCTTATTATATTGCAGATAGCGGAACAGGAAATTATAACGCAAGTGTAACTGAATGGACGAATGTCACTTCGGATGGAAGTATTAGTTACCAAAACGGACAAGTTGATATATTGCTAAACTTTTTATCTCCTATAGATATTGATCCACAAGCAGGAAATTATAAAATGGACGGACCAGCTGTTGGAGTTTCAAACTTCAGTGGATTGTATCAAGTTGTTGGAGTCAATAATAATTTTTCAGGCAACTTATTTACACAAGAACTTGAACTAGTAAAACGTCCTAACTTTGATTTAAAAGATCTAGAAGAAGCGGCCAAAAAGAAAATACAAGACCAAAAAGAAGCCTATACAAAAGCACAAAATGAAGCTAAAGCTAAATTTGGCGAAAACAGTCCTCAGCATGATTTTGCTGTAGCTGATAAAAATATGGATGGCATAATAGATGTTAGCGAACAACAACAAGCTAATTTAACTACAGAAGAAGCGGCTAAGTTAGCAACTGATAAAGATAAACCAAAACCATCACAACCAAAAGTAGATAAAAATGCACAGGTTGACTCAGATGTCGACTATCAAAGAGAAGCATTTGGAAAAACAAGTAACCCAAATGCTGGTATAGATGGTGGCTATGGTGCAGATAACACAGCTGACTTACCAGGCGATGACGGCGACTATGGAGTGCAATAGAACATAATGGATCAAATAGAATCAAATAATATTAATAAACGCTCGTCGGGTGTTGGCCTTGCAAAAATGCCTCCAGGCCCTTTTCTAGCAAAAGTAGTTAATCATTTAGATCCTAAACGTCAGGGAGCATTACGAGTACAGTTATTACCTAACACAGTTGCTGGCTCAGACGATTTAGACGATGGACAATTATTTACAGCTAGGTATTGCTCACCGTTTTACGGAACTACAGATGTTCGTAGTAACGGAAAAAATAACGACTATTATAATACGCAACAGAGTTACGGATTTTGGGCAGTACCACCTGATCCAGGAACTAAAGTTCTTGTTATATTTGCAGAAGGATCACCAAACCAGTGTTATTGGATAGGATGTATTCAAGACGAATATATGAACATGATGGTTCCAGGCGGTTATCCAGCAGATAAGTCAACTAATATTGTACAAGACGGGATACTGGATGACTTCAAAGGTAAAAGTTTACCCGTAGGAGAATTTAATAAAGGTATTGGAGCTAACGCAACAGGACCTTTAGATATACGTAAAGGAAATAATCCAGATAAATTTCCAAGACCTATTAATCCTATGATGTCTTTGACACTTGCAAAACAAGGACTTGAACAAGATGTTATTAGAGGAACAACAACTACAAGTTCAAGACGTGACATTCCTAATACTGTTTATGGTTGGAATACTCCTGGACCTTTAGATAAGCGTGATGGCAAGCCAAAAGGAAAATATGGAGATGTACGAAGTGCATCTTATATGTTTAGAAGCAGACTAGGCGGATCAGCATTTACAATGGACGATGGAGATCCTACTATTCTTAGAAATGGAATAGCAAAAGAAAATCCAGCACTATATTATGATATTGAGAATACTCCTGATAATATTAGTAAGTCAGATGTTACGTTACCGTTCAATGAACATATTAGATTACGTTCAAGAACAGGGCATCAAATTTTATTACATAACACAGAAGATTTAATTTACATTGGTAATGCAAATGGTACAGCATGGATTGAATTAACATCAAATGGCAAAATTGATGTGTACGCACAAGATAGTATTAACCTAAGAACAGAAACAGATCTTAACATAAAAGCTGATAGAGATATAAACATTGAGTCTGGTAAAGATATTAACTTTACAGCAGGACGTAATTATAAGTTAATGGTTAATAATGATAGAGATGTTAAAACAAATAAAAACGAAACTACATTTGTTGGAATGGACAAAAACGAATGGACAGGTAATAATCATACTGTAGCAGTGGGTAGTGATCAAGACATTCAAATCAAAGGAACACAGCGTTCAACAATTAACGGAGATTATAATTTACAAGTTAGTCAAGATGGACATATTGCTATAAACGCAAACTTACATAGTAAAGTAGTTGGCGATTACAGACAGACTGTAAATGGAGCGTTTAATTTAAATACTGTAGGCGATAATAAATTTACAAGTGCCGCTAACACACAAATTAAAAGTACTCTTGCAAATAAATTAGATGCAGGAACAACAACAAGTATTCTAAGTATAGGTACACATTCTGAAACAGCATCACAAGTACACATGAATAGTACAGTGCCTGCTACGGCGGCTGACACAGCAGATGTAATCGGTGATACATTTACTAAATCAGCAACTAATGCGGTATTAGACGATGCTAACGAAGTACGAGATAAAGATGATAATATTATTAATGATGCTGACGGAAATCCGTTGAGAGTAACAGCAGATGCAACAAGAGCAAGTGTTGCAGTTGAAGCAAACAGACCAAGACGTATTCCAAGACATGAACCATGGGACGGACACGAAAACATTAATCCAGCAGGACATACTCCTAGTGCTACAGCAAGTATATTAGCACCGTCACCAGAAGTTAGATTACAACAACCTCAAATTGATAAAGATAGTGATATACCTGATTACTCAGAAACATCGGGTATCTATAATGCACAAGATGCATACATCCAAGATCCAGTAACAGGTGAGCGTGTAAGAGAACCATTTGATGCTGACAAAGTTCCAACTAAAAATACAGATAATGCATCAGGCAACCAGCCAGCAGATCCAGTACCAGTAGATGATATGCAACGGTATTTCTTAAGCGAACTTATAAAAGGTTTAGGATTAGATCCATTAACTTGGAAATCAACTAATGCTTATGCAGTAGCAATGGCTTGTGCCCAAGTACAAAAAGAATGTAATTTTGAACCAAGGTCAGAAAATATGAACTATAGAGTATCAACTCTACAGCGTGTATGGCCAAATAGGTTTGGTGGATCAGCAGGTAAGCGTAAAGCAGAAGCACTAGTTGCTGGCGGACCGCCAGCTATTGCAAATTCAGTATACGGAAACAGAATGGGTAACGGTCCTCCAGAAACAGGCGATGGATTTAGATATAGAGGTAGAGGACTTATACAAATTACAGGAACATATAACTATAAAAAATATGGCGGACTAGCAGGTGTTGATATTTACAACAATGCTGACATGGCAAACGATCCTACAGTTGCTACAAAAGTTGCAGTAGCATACTTAAAAAGTAAAAGTGTAGATTGGACAAGTACAAGTTTTAGTTCTCTAGGATCACAATTTAAAAAAGCAGTTGGATATGCTGATTCAAACGGTTCAAACACAGCAAGCAGAATTGGATTAGGAAAAGGATTCTATCAAAAAATTATTAACAATGAACTTACACCATTGGCAAGTTTAACAACAACGACACCTATTGATAAAGGTGCAGGAACATCACAGGTACAATAATGCCAGGAATAAGCAGAGATAACGATACATCAGGAGGAGACTTAATTCCTAGTCAAACAACAGTGTTTGCTAATGGAGAAAAAGTAATTGTAGACAATGACGGTGTAGCAGGACACGGAGTGCTACCTCATATTCCTCAAAATATTATTGCTGGATCTAATAATGTTTTTATTGGTGGCATAGCAGTATGCAATGCAGGCGATGAAAATACAGTGTGTGACCATACAGCTACAGGTAGTGGTGATGTTTTGGTCGGAGATTAAAATAAGGTAAATATTAACATGGCAACAGACTTATACAAAACAATTAAAATTACTCCTAAAACAGAGTCAAAACCGCCTGTAGCACAAAAAGCCTACAGAGGATTTAGTACGGTTAATCCTGATAATAATTCTTTTCAGCAGTTTGATATTTCATTAATTAAACAAAATTTATTAAATCATCTTAATATACGTCAAGGAGAAAAATTATCTGATCCTAGATTTGGTTGTATTATTTGGGATGCCTTATACGAGCCATTAACATCACAATTGAAAGACGCAATTACAGCTAATGTTACAAATATTGTAAATTATGACCCTAGAACACAAGCAACAGGTGTTCAAGTTTCAGAATATGAAAGCGGATTACAAATAGAATGTACATTGATGTACTTAGACTATAATATTAGCGAACAACTAAAGTTACAGTTTGATAAAAGCGTTGGACTTTCGTGACACAATTAAGTACTAGTATTATTGTTTTCAATAAATACAGTAGAGTTTAAAGAAGGATAATCAATGTCATCAACCGACAGACAAAATAGACTGCTACTTGCAGAAGATTGGCAGAAAGTATATCAAAGTTACCGTAATGCGGAATTCCGTAGTTATGACTTTGACACACTTAGACGGGCAATGATCACCTATCTAAGACAAAATTACCCAGAAGATTTTAACGACTATGTAGACACATCAGAGTATCTTGCTCTTATTGACATGATTGCATTCTTAGGGCAAAATATTAGTTACAGAGTTGATCTAAACGCAAGAGAAAACTTTTTAGAACTAGCTGAACGTAGAGAATCAGTTCTCCGTTTAGCACGTATGCTATCGTACAATCCTAAACGTAATCAATGTGCAAACGGATTACTTAAATTTGAAACAGTAAGTACTACAGAAGCTCTAACTGATAGCAACGGTATTAACTTAGCAGACCAAACTATTATTTGGAATGACCCTAGTAATTCTAATTGGTCAGAACAGTTTAGACGTGTGTTAAATTCAGCACTGCCACAAAACGGAACAATTGGTAAGCCATCAATAACTAAAGCAATTAATGGAGTACTTACACAACAATATAGATTTACATCTGCAGGTAATGATGTTCCTATATACTCTTTTAGTAAATCAGTTAATGGTAGTACAACACAGTTTGAAATTGTATCAACAGGTATTGATACTGATTTTGATGTAATAACAGAAGAAAATCCTGTACCAGGAAATAGTTTAGCATTTTTATATAGAGAAGATGGAAGAGGATCCGGAAGTTCAAACTCAGGATACTTTTTACATTTTAGACAAGGTAGTTTAAAATCTAATGCATTTGATATTTCTAGTCCTTCGGCTAACCAGAGAATTTCTATTGAAGCAGAAAATATTAATGATAGTGATGTTTGGCTTTATGGTTTAAACAGTGCTGGTGTTCCTAGTAAAATTTGGACAAAGGTAAGTTCAACTGAAGGAAACAATGCAATTTATAATAGTTTAAACAAAAAGATTAAAGACTTTTATGTTGTACAAACTAGATCAAATGACGAAATTAGTTTAGTATTTGCTGATGGAACATTTGGTAACTTACCACAGGGAGGATTTAGACTTTATTATAGAACTAGTGCTAACAGATCATTAAGTATTAATCCGGCAGAGTTAACAAATATTACTATTAGTTTTCCTTATCTTTCTAAGTCAGGAACAACAGAAACAATGACTGTTGGCTTAGAGCTTAAAACAGCAGTAACTAATGCTACTATTAGTGAAACAACATCAAGTATTAGAACTAATGCTCCGCAAACTTACTATACACAAAATAGAATGGTTACAGGCGAAGATTATAATATTGTTCCTTTAACAACTAACCAAGAAATTATTAAAGTAAAATCAACAAATAGAGTTGCTAGTGGTATTAGTAGATATTTTGATCTTAAAGATGCTACCGGAAAATATTCTAGTACAAACTTGTACGGAAGTGATGGCATACTTTATAGAGAGCCTTATGAAAATAAAGAATCCTTTACGTTTAATACTCAAACAGATATTGAAGGTACTATTGAAAATACAATATTACCTATTATACAAAATAGAGCAGTTAGTAATTTTTACTTTGCAAACTATGCTAAGATTATTGTTAGTGATCTTAATGCTACATGGAAGCAAACAACTAAAACAACTAATAGTTCAACAGGACTATTAAACAATATTAATGACGTTGCATATCAACTAGGAACATTTACAGGCGGTTCATTAAAATATGTAGAAGCAGGAGCATTACTTAAATTTAAACCACCAGTAGGATTTTATTTTATTGGAGACGGAGAACTTACAAGCGATGCATCAGCAAAAGGTGCAAGTACATATAAGTGGGTAAAAGTTATAAGTGTAGACGGTGCAGGTACAAGTGTTAGTACTACAACAGGCGAAGGTCCAGTTGTGTTTAATGAAATATTACCTGCAAACAGTATACTAGAAGAAGTTAAACCAAAATTAGTAAAAGACATTACATCTGATGTTAGATCTCAAATTATTGATCAAGTATTTTCGTACAAAACATTTGCATTAAGATATGATCAAGTTACAAGAAATTGGCGTATCATTATTAACGAAAACTTAAACACAGTAGATGTTTTTAGTAATGGTAAAACAGGTGATGTAACAAATAACCAACTTGACTCAAGTTGGCTAATACTATTTGAAACAAACGGTGAAAAATATACAGTCACAAACCGAGGACTAAGATATATTTTTGAAAGTGATAAAGAACTTTCTTTTTACTTTGATGGACAAAATAAAATTTATGATTCACAAACAGGACAGTTGGTAAAAGATAAAGTTGCAATTATGAACTTTAATACTAAGCCAGATGAACTTACACCATTTAATAATGACGTTAATTGGGAAATTGTTAATACTTTCCGAAATGCAGATGGATATATTAATAGTAAAAAAGTAGAAGTTAGTTTCTTTGATCTAAACGATGATGGCAGTATTGATGATCCAGATATATTTGATGTTGTAGTTGCACCTTTAACAAATACATCTACAAAATATATCTTCTTAAAGAAAGAATCATCTGATCAAGGATTTAGCAAATACAATTATTATAATGCAGGCAGTACAATTAAAACAGTTACAACAGAAACTGATATTGGAGCATACAGTCAGTATTCGTCAGGACAGATTTTCTATATTATTGATAACGATAACTTTAAAGTATTAACTAATAATGTCCTTGTAGTAACAGCAGATTATAAAGCACACGTTGGTAGAGCAGATTTAAAATTCCAATATGTACATAGTGCAGATGACGGAAATAGAATTGATCCAAGTGTAAGTAATATTATTGATGTTTATATGCTTACACAAACATATGATCAAAATTATAGAAAGTTTATTAGCGGAGCGATTGCTACAAAACCTTTGCCACCAAGCACAGACGAATTATTTCAAAACTACGGTGCAGAAATTGCTCAGTATAAATCAATTAGTGATGAAGTAATTTATCACTCAGTAGAATACAAACCTTTGTTTGGAAAACATGCACAAGAAAATTTACAAGCAACAATTAAAATTGTAAAAAATAGCGGAGAAGTAGTTAATAACAATGAAGTAAAAACACAAGTAATTGGAGCAATTAATTCATTCTTTAGTTTACAAAATTGGGATTTTGGAAATACATTTCATTTTACTGAACTTGCAACATACATAATGAATAGAACAGCACCAGATGTTGTTAATATTTTATTAGTACCAAAACAATCATCTCAAGGGTTTGGAAGTTTGTATGAAGTTAAAGCAGAAAATAACGAGATTTTTATTAACGATGCAACAGTAGATGATATTGAAATTATTGATAGTGTAACAGCATCTAGAATACAATCAGCAGGTAATGTAGTTACATCAACAGGAACTATTAATACAGGAATTAAGAGTCAAGCATTGTCAACAACAAGCACTACAACTACAACTACATCTACATCTACAACTACTACAACAAGTAGTTCGAGTAGTTCAAGCAGTTCAAGCGGATCAGGATCAAGCGGCGGTAGCGGAAGCTCCGGCGGTAGCGGAGGATATGGTTACTAATGGCACAAGATGAAAGTCCAATCCCAACAAGCGGGGATGCAAAAAGAAGAACAGCTGATTTACTACCAAGATATTTTAGAACAACAGCAAACAAGAAGTTTCTAAGTAGTACAATTGATCAGCTAACTCAGCCTGGGTCAATTGAAAAGATCGACGGCTATATTGGACGTAGAGATTCAAAAGCATTTAAGTCTACTGATAATTATGTTTCTGATGTTTCAGCTGACAGAGAAAATTATCAACTAGAACCTGTTGCAACAGTTACAGATAACTTAGGTAATACAACTTACTACGGTGACTATCGAGATTACATAAACAGTAGTAAAATTAGAAATACAGATAACGCTAATCATAGTTTATATAATTCGCAAGAATACTATGCTTGGAACCCACACATCAACTGGGATAAGTTTGTAAATTTTAGAGAATACTACTGGTTACCCGCAGGACCTAACGAAGTTCCTGTTTACGGAACTGCACGAAATATTACTAGCACGTTCGCAGTAAAGCGTCAAGATAATGTAGATAATAATTCTTATATTTTTAGCGAAGAAAACAAAGTAAGCAATCCAACAATTACTTTATATAGAGGGCAAACATATAATTTTGATATAGATGCTGTTGATATGCCCTTTAGCATTAGAACTAGTAATAGTATTGATGATGATACAAACTTATATAGTACTGGAGTAAGCCAGCAAAAAGTTGAACAAGGTACAATAACTTGGACAATTGATTTAGAATCACCCGATGCTTTATATTACACAAACGGAAATGATATTGAAACATCAGGACTTATTATTATAAGAGATATTAGAGACAATACAAAACTTAATGTAGGTAACGAAATCGTTGGCAAAAAAACTTATACTATGCAAAATGGTTATGAATTAACCAATGGTATGAAAGTTAAGTTTTACGGAACAATTACACCAGCTAAGTACGGTGAAGGTAATTGGTATGTTGAAGGCGTTGGCGAATCTATTACATTAATAGCAGAAGAAGACTTAGTTATTACTGCTGACTATTTGTCAGATGTATCTACTGAATTTGATGCACAAGGATTTGCTTCACTACCATTTGGAGACGCTACTTCTTATGCTACTCTAAAAGACTATATTGTTATTAATAGATCGTCTAAAGATAGTAATCAGTGGTCACGTTATAATAAATGGACACATAAAAGTGTTATTGAAACTGTTGCCAAAATTAACAATGTTCCTGTAGAATTAGATCAAACTTATAGAGCTACAAGACCAATTATTGAATTTGATGCAGGCCTAAAACTTTACAATTTTGGAACACAGTCAAAAACATCAGTTGATTTAGTTGATACAGTTACTAAAGATGTATTTTCAGACATTGAAGGACAAGCAGGTTATTTTGTTGACGGTGTTGAGCTTGTATCAGGAATGCGTGTATTATTTACAGCAGACCCAGATAGTTTTGTTGCTGGTAAAATTTATGAAGTTAGTTTTATTAGTCAAAACGGACAAGTTCAAATTGCACTTAAAGAAACTACAGATGCTGTTCCATTAGAAAATGAAACAGTTCTTGTAAAAGCAGGTACAAATTTTAAAGGTAAGATCTTTTACTATAACGGTACTACTTGGAAACAAACACAAGATAAAATAAAAGTTAATCAACAACCATTATTTGATTTATATGACGATACTGGAGCACAACTTTCTACACTAGATTCAAGTACATTTATTGGCAACAAAGTGTTTAGTTATAAAGTTGGTACAGGTACAAATGATACAGAATTAGGATTTCCGTTAAGTTATAGAACTATTGAAAATAGTGGTGACATTGTTTTTGATTTTAATCTACTAGCAGACACTTATCAATATGACGAGACAGTAGATGTACTTACAGTTAGTACTGATACAGCATTACTAAGAAAGTATACTGACAGAACTTCTTATACTAACGAATCAGGTTGGACTAAAGCATTAACTAAATCTAAACAACCTGTAGTAGAGCAATTTACAGTTTTAGAAAGAACAAATAATTTTATTGTTGATGTTTATTTGAACAGTGGTAATTTAAATGATTTAGATGTTAAAGTTTATGTAAACAGTGTCCGTAAATATGACGGTGTCGATTATACAATTAATAGAATAAACGGTTACGCATATGTTGCATTTTATACAGACTTAGTTGAATCTGATAAACTTGTTTTAAAAACAACATCTAGTGCGCCAAAAGTAGATGGGCTAGGGCATTACGAATTTCCAATTAACTTTGAAAAAAATCCACAAAACGAAAATGTTACAACATTTACACTAGGCGAAGTATTAGACCATGTTGATAGTATTGTTGATAATATAAACGGATTTGAAGGAGTATATCCAGGTGTTAGTAATCTACGTGATCTAGGTGCTTCATCAAAATACGGATTAAAATTTGTACAACATAGTGGACCAATTAACCTTGCATTATATAATTTAACAGATAAAGACTATGATGCTATCGAGGCAATGAAATGGTCAGGCTTTGAATATATTAAATTTAAAAGAGAATTTTTAAGAATAGCAAACGAACTTGGATTTGAAGGAACTGATAAAGTACACGTTGACAAGGTGCTTACTGAACTTAATTCAAGCAAAACTAATAGCGATGCATTTTACTTTAGTGATATGTTAGCACACGGTGGCGAAACAACAGTAAGACATGCAATTGAAGATGGGTCACAAACAATATTTTCACTAGCAAATGGTATTGACTTTACAACGTTATCTGAAAAAGCAGTATTAGCATACCTAAATGAAAAACAGTTAGTACTTAATAAAGATTATACAGTTAGTGCAGATGGATTTTTAACATTGTTAAATGCTCCAAGTGCTGGAGATGTATTAGACGTTTATGAATATGTTTCAACTGATGGTTGTTGGGTTCCGCCCACTCCTACTAAGTTAGGATTGTATCCTAAGTTTACTCCTGAAATATTTTTAGACGATACTTATATCAAAACACCAACAGATAGTACAGGTCCTTGGAAAGTATATGGCAGAGACGAAACAACAACTAAGTCTTACAAAGGCAAACTTGGTTGGTTCTATCCTTTGTATACAGATGAAGTATCTGCACAACAAGAAGATTTAAGAAATAGTGGTAACGGAACAGCACATACACATGTATTTGCAGGATCTAACAAAATATTTTATATGCCCAACGGCACAATGAATCATGCTACTAATGATAGTCAAACATATTTTGAGTATGAAGGCGCAAAACCAATGTTGCAAGGACACGATGGATCTTTGTGGAGATGTTTTGGAGACTTTAGAGACAACTTATTATTAGATCTTGAAAAAAGAATTTACAATAATCTAAAACTTCCTTATAACGAAAATATCTTAGATATTGTAGATTATATTCCTAGCAAAGCTAGAACTACAGGATTTACTAGAAGACAAGTTTCTAAAACAATGATATCTGAATTTAATAATTGGTTAGAAACTGTTGGTAGTCCAGACTATGTATCTAATACAATTTATAGATCCGGCGATGGATTCACATACAACTATGCATCAGCAGGAGATCCAAATGGAAATCCTTTAACAGGTTTTTGGAGATCAATTTATAAAGACTTCTATAACACAGATAGACCACACAGTCATCCGTGGGAAATACTTGGATTTAAAGAAAAGCCAACTTGGTTTGATGACGAATACGGTTCAGCACCGTACACAAGTAATAACTTACTACTTTGGGAAGATTTGTCTAAAGGTATTGTAAGAGGTGCAGAAGGTTCAAAGGTAACATATAGAAACAAGTTTAAAAACGAAGATATTTACAAATATATTCCAGTTGACGCTAACGGAGATTTATTAGCACCAAGTGACACAGGTTATGCTGTAGGAAACATTCCTACTACTAATGGTAACGAATTTGCATTTGGCGACGAAGGTCCTGTAGAAACTGCATGGCGTAGAAGTTCACACTATCCATTTAGTTTAATGATTTCATGGGCGTTAAATCAACCAGCACAGTTTTTTGGATTAGCGTTTGACAGAAGTAGAATTGTACGTAACGGTGCAAACCAATTAGTATATAAAGATACAAGTAAGCGTATTGAATTAGATAAATTAGTATTTCCAAATAGTGCAACGGATTCAGCAAGAGTATTTACAGCAGGTATTGTAAATTATATGCAAGGATACTTAATTGATAATGATACACTTAGATTTACTGAATATGCAAATAATTTAAAAGCAATCGAAAATAAACTAGGATCTAAAATTGGCGGATTTACACAAAAGTCAAAATTTAAATTAATATTAGATTCAAGAACACCAACAAATGAAGGTAATGTTTTTGTACCAGAGGAAAACTATAAAATACATTTAACTAAAAGTATTCCTTTAGATGTATATTCTTATAGCGGAGTTATAATTGAAATTGCTCCAGGTGGATACATTGTAAAAGGATATGATAAAGATAATCCTGTGTTTAAATATTATCCTGTAAGAAGAAAAAATAGCGACCAAGTAATTAATGTTGGTGGAGTAAGTGAAAACTTCTTAACTTGGACAACAGGAAAAACATATGAATCAGGACAGATTGTTGAAGTAGCTGACTCTTATTTTAGAGTTAAAGTTTCTCATACAGCAGGTGACGCATTTAATCAAGACAATTTTCAAAAATTAGCTGAACTACCAGAAGAAGGTGGTGCATCAGCATACGTCTCAACTAACTATGCAAAAGAACTACAAGAAATGCAATATGGAACATTGCTTAGAGAAAAACAAGATGTAGTTGATTTATTACTAGGATACCAAGAATATTTAAAAACAGCAGGATTTAAATTCAATAATTTTAATCAAGAGATTGAAGAAATTGAAAATTGGGTACTGAGTGCAAAAGAATTTTTATTCTGGACTACACAGGCTTGGGATAGTGGAACTATTCTTACACTAAGTCCAAGTGCAAGACAAATTGAATTTACAAAAGAATACACTGTTGTTGACGATATATATGATAACTTTTATGATTATAGTTTATTAAAAGCAGACGGTAAACGATTGCTTGCAGATTTTGCAACAACTGAGCGTGATAATACAAACGAGTTTGGAATCTTTGTAAGAAATACAAATGATGGAATATATCATCTTAAGATTCCTGTAGTACAACATGAACATGCAATCATTATTGATAACAATACAGTATTTGGTGATGTAATTTATAATAGAGCTCAAGGTTATAGACAAGAAAGAATTAAAGTTAAAGGATATCGCTCAGATGAATGGAATGGTTCATATAATATCCCAGGATTTATTTTTGATGATGCAAAACCAACTGAATGGGTTTCTTGGCAAGATTACTCAATTGGCGCATTAGTAAAACACAAACAATTTTATTATGTTGCTACTAAGAATGTAACAGGAACAGAAAAGTTTGTAGATTCAAACTGGGTAAGATTAAACGAAAAACCAGAACAACAATTACTACCTAACTTTGATTATAAAGCAAGACAGTTTGCAGATTTTTACGATCTTGATTCTGATAACTTTGATATGGAACAACAAAAGTTAGCACAACATCTAACTGGATATCAAAAACGTAAGTATCTTGAAAATATCATTAACGATGATGTAAGTCAATTTAAGTTCTATCAAGGTGCTATTCAAGACAAAGGAACACGAAATGTTCTTACAAAACTGTTTGATAAATTAGGAAGTGCTAACAAAGATAGTTTAGAGTTTTATGAAGAATGGGCTATACGTGCAGGACGTTATGGAGCAACAACAGGCGACGAACAGTTTGATCTTATACTTGACGAAGCAAAATATAGACAAGAGCCACAGCTGATCGAGTTAGTTGATGTAATTAATCCACAAGATACAAGTTTAATTTATAGATTAGATAGAAACGGTGTATACGTTAAACCTGACAATTATGATCATAAGCCCTTACCAACAAAATATTTTAATGATGACAACAGTTATATTAAAACAGCAGGGTATGTTAATCCTTTAGATGTTACAGCATCATTAGCATCATATGATGCTATCTTAGATCAACCTTTGTATGCTTCAGGTAGCTATATTTGGACTGCTACAGATAAAAGCCAACAAACATGGGGAGTGTATAAAACCCAATCAACAGATTATCGAATTACAGCAGTAACTGAAAGCCAACAAAATATATTTACAATTACTTTAGATAAACAGGCTGATTTTACAAAAGGTGATATTATTGGTATTCATGATATATCAGATGCAACTAACGGATATTATAAAGTTAACAGTATTGAGCTTAATGTTGTTAAACTAGCATCAGTTGAAGGCGAAGATGTTGAAGCAACAGAAGACAATGCCGATGTAAATGGATTCATTACTGAATTTAAAAAAGCAAGACTATCTACACTATCACTTGCTAACGATAGTATCAAGAAAGATCCAAACAACCTGTTTAGTTTAAACGGAAACAATAATGCAACTAATACAATTTGGGTTGATGACGATGATACTGGTAAATGGATTGTACTTAAAAATAAACAAGTTTTTGAATTAAAACCTAATATTATTAATACCGCGGCAGGTTTACTAGACTCAACTGAAAAAGATTTTGGTAGTGCGTTTAGTGTAACAAAAAATAATAATCGTATTGCAATTACTGCGCCTAAAGATTTAAATGGTAGCGTTTACGTTTATCAAAGACCTAGTGATAATACTGAATTTGGTTTCATACAACAGATTGACGAGCAACTATTCTTGTTTGATTCAAATGGCGGATTTGGCCAAAGTGTTGCAATGAGCCCAGATGGCAAGTATCTTGCAATTGGCTCGCCACATGCTTCAAATGTTAAAAGCAAATTAAAAGGTGATTTTGAAAATAGTATTTCTTACGTACAGAACGATATTGTACTATATTCAAATCAGTTATGGAAAGCGGCAAGGAACATTGAAGCTGATGCATTACAGTTGTATCAAAATCATTCATCCAACGCCCAATCTAAAGGTAATGATTACATAAGCGATACGCAGAGCTATCCAGAAATTGAATATATTGTAAGAGGCGATTATACATTAGGCGCTGATTCAGATACAGATCATATTTTAGTTAGAGCAGAAAAAGAACAGTTTGAAGGAACTAAGATAGGTGATATATTAACTCTTAAATGGAATGAATATACAACATCAAATCAAATAGGTACGCTACCATTTAACAACGATAGTACACTTACTAAATCATTATTAAATGGTCAACACACTATTGCTAATAAAGTACAACACATTGTACATATTCAAAGTGCATTAAGTGTTCCTGACGCTGGCACAGAAATTACTACAGATACTTGTAGAGCAACACTAGCCTATAGAAGAATTAATAATGAAAACGAGATGCAAGTTTATATTAAAAATGTAAACGGAGCATTTACAGGATCAGGTTCAATATATGCCAATGGCATTCTAGTTGGAGAATATGAAGAAGTACTTCAAATTACTGATGATTATCATACAGGTTGGTGGTATATTGATGTTGGTTCATCATTTAATTCAACAGAGCTTACAGAGAAAAATGCAAATCTAGTAATACAAAATATTACACTAGAAGGTAATGTAGTTAACGATCCTTATTTTAGTAATATTTTAGATACTAAACAACTACAAAATATTCTTAATCCAACTAAAGTTTCAGAGTTAGGAATACTATCTCATACACAAGGACAAAGTAATGTACAAGTGCTTGATAGCAAGTGGTGGATTAGAACACCGTTAGAACACGGAAACAGTATTAGTGTAGGTGACAAGACAAGAGTTTGGTTAAATGATATTCGTCTTAACGGAGTAGTGCAAGATCCAACTGCTATTGGATTAACATCAACTTATATTAATGATACAGAGCATACTGTAATTGATGTATGGAATGGTTATGTAGAAGTTAGATTAACAAACTTTGATTTGAACGGTGATCCGTTTATTCCAAATGTTGGCGATACATTAACAGATACTGCAACAGGTTCAACAGCTGAAATTGCATACATTGAAAGATCATTTGCTACAGCAAAAATTTATGTTAAAAATAGAAACGGCACTTGGGCAGTAGGATCAGACTTTGGTACAAATTCAAATGCAACATTTATTGAAAATGATTCAACTGTAAGAACTATGGGTCCTATTAATTCAGCACAAATGGAAAATAGTGTTTCAGGACCATTATTAATATTAGATACAGCAACAAACATTCCTGTAGTAGTAGGCGGCGCAAATTATCTAAGAGATTTAGAGTACTGGATTTATTCTTCTAACACTATTGAAGGTATTACAGATACTGCTAATCCTCCATCAAGTCTTAACTTAGATTGGACAAGAGTATATAACCTTCCTGTAGTTCCAGAGGGTTACGGTACAGGATTAAGTGAGCAAGGCACATTTGCAATCTACGAAATTAAAGGTGTTACATATAGTCTTATTAATTACTTTACAGTTCCTAATAGTGCAGACAACAGACAGCTAGGAACAAAATTAAGATTTGTACAACCAGATTCAGATAGTTACAAACTTTACATTCATGCCCAAGGTGATGGATCAGAAGATAATCAAGGTAGAATATATTTTGTAAATAAAAATTCTACAGAAGACTGGGCATTATCTGTACAAAAGAACTACAGAGGAAACTTTAAAAGTTCTGAAACTTATTTTGAAAATGAATATGTTAGATTTGGTGAAACAGTATATAAAGCAAATACTAATTTAATTCCAGGAACATTTAATGTTAGTCAATGGACTGCACAAACAACCGGACTAGATTTATTAGGATATGTACCTAACGATACAAACTTCTCGTTAGTTGAAAGTACACTTGATCAAAACAATCTTGAAGCATTTGGTACAGACTTTGACGTCAACGATAATGGTCAAGTATTAGTTGCTAATTCAATGTATACAAGTGTATATGAAATTGAATCAGGAGATGTTACGTTAGGTTTAGATAGTAGTATTGCAAATAGAAAAGTTGTAGTATATAGACTTACTGGTTCAAGTTATGAATATTCACAAATACTAGAACCGTTTAATCAAACAGAAGACTTTGGTACTACTATTGCAGTTTCAGCTGATGGTACTAAAATTGCTATTGGCGCCCCATTAAATAGCGAAATAGAATCTAATGCTGGCGCAGTATACATTTATACACAAAACGGAACAACATTTAGTTATAGTCAAACTATTCGACCTGCAACAATTAAACCTAATTCGCAATTTGGATCTAAATTAGATTTTGATGGCAATACTCTTGCAGTTACATCAAGAGGTGGAGATATTATTACATCAACAACATTTGATGCTAACAGTACTTCATTAGATAATGCTTCAACAACATTTAAAATTATTGACAGCGGAAGTGGAGTTGTAAGTTTATATGAAACAGTTAATAATACTTTGCTATATAGTCAAGACTTTGCTTATGATTTAGATACACAAGACTTTGGTAGTAGGATGCTTGTAAGTAATAACCATGTTTATATTGGGTTACCTAAACAGCAAGTACCAAACAGTAGTATAGTTGACAAAGGTATGGTTGCAGAATATAGAAAACCAGTAAACACAACATCTTGGGCAATTACAAGACAACCAGTATTACCAGCAGATACTAGTAAGTTTAAAGGTGTGTATTTGTACAATGTAAAAGATAATAGTTTACAGACATACTTAGATTACATTGATCCTATCCAAGGCAAAATTGCAGGACCTGCAGAACAAGAATTAACTTTTAAAACAAGTTATGATCCAGCAAGATATTCAAATACTACAACTGCTTCTGGTATAACTGCTCACACTTTAGATTACACAAGTGATAAATGGATTGGTAAGTTATGGTGGGATATTGATAGTGCTAGATTCATTAATCATCATCAAGGTGATATTACAGAAGCAACTGCTACCTTTAATAAACTTTTCCCTGGAACAACAGTAGATGTTTACGAATGGGTAGAATCAACATTATTACCAAGTCAATGGGACGAACAAACCGGTGACGAAACTGCACTTAATCAAGGTATCAGCGGAACTACATTATATGGTGACGGAGCATACAGTGTCAGAAGAAAATTTGATACAGTATCACAAACATTTACAACTTATTATTACTATTGGGTATTAGACAAAGCAACAATTCCAAATGTAGAAAATAGATCACTAAGTGCATCTAATGTAACAAGATTAATTACAGATCCAGCAGGTTTGGGTTATAAATTTGTTGCTATGTTAGGATCTAATAGATATGCACTACATAACTGCGAATCTTTCATTAATGATAGAGATACTGCAATTAGTTTCAATTGGTGGACAATCGAAAATCAACAACAACAAACACATCTTCAGTATCAGCTAGTAACTGACGGATTAGATACAAGTGTACCTAATAATGAAATTGAACAAAAATGGTTTGATAGTTTAGTTGGATTTGATAGGAATGACAGACCAGTACCAGATATTAGTTTACCAGTTAAAGAAAAATATGGTGCATTAAATGAACCAAGACAAAGTTGGTTTGTAAATAGAACAGAAGCACGTAAGCAGTTTGTTGAAAGAACAAATAAATCTCTAAGCAAGCATTTAATTGTCGATGATTTTGATTTAACTAAATTAACAGGGTCTGATCCTCAGCCTACACTAGCAACAGGATTGTATGACACAACATCAGATAGTTATGCTGAAATAGGTTTTGTTAGTGTTGCTAGAGTTAAACCTGCTAGTATAACATTAGAAGTTGAAAACGGTGTAATCATTAATGTGTTAATTAATGAAGCTGGTGCAGGATATATTAATGTTCCTACATACAAAATTACAGACACAGGCGGAAGCGGCGGAGTATTAGAATTTACACTTGATGCCAACGGCTCAATATCAAACGTTACTATTGTTAACGGCGGTAGAGATTATACAAGTAGTGTAGCAGTTACTATTAGAAAATTTGCAGTACTTGTTAAGAGTGATGAAACTATTGGCGGCAAATGGAGCGTATATCACTGGGATGGCGCAGAATATTTAAGAACACTGACCCAAAGTTACGATATTAATTTATATTGGAATTATATAGATTGGTATTCACCGGGTTACAATCAGTTTACATTTGTAAACCATACTATTGATTCTAGTTACGAAATTTATGCACTTGATGATCAAATTGATGATATTATTAAAATTAATAATGTTGGTACAGGCGGTTGGCTATTACTAAGAAAAATTAGTAATGCAGATACACAAGATTACACATTAAGTTATCAAACTATTGGTAGAGAAAATGGAACTATTGCATTTAAAAATAGTCTCTATGATGTTAATGCAAGTAATACAGCATTTGATGGTGCAAGTTTTGATAAAATATTTTATGATACAGAACCAAATACAGAATTTAGAAAAATACTTGAAATTTTAAAATCAGATATTTTCGTAGATAATCTTGCAATTTATTGGAATGAATTATTCTTTGCAGGTATACGTTATGTGTTCTCAGAACAACCAAATGTTGATTGGGTATTTAAGACAAGTTTTGTAAAAGCAAAACATAATATTGGTGAGTTACAACAAAAAGTTACCTTCCAAAATGATAGTTTACCTAGTTATCAACAATACGTTGAGGAAATGAAACCTTATAAGACTAAAATTAGAGAATATTTAAGTTCTTATGAAAAGATTGATCCAGCAAGTAATGTTATAACAGATTTTGATCTTTCACCTTTCTATAGCGATTCAGAAGGAAAGATTATACCACAAGATGTTAAAATTATTAATGGTGAAATTTCTGTAGGTGATGCAAATGTTTTAACATACCCAGGTAAACATTGGATTGATACTGTTGGCTTTGAAATTGTATCGTTTAACATTGCTGATGCAGGACAGGGATATACTGTTCCACCTAAGATTATTATTAGTGGCGGTAGCGGCACAGGAGCAACAGCAGAAGCATTTATTGGTACTAACGGCAAAGTAACAAGTGTTAAAGTTACAAATTCAGGTAGTGGTTACTTAACAAGTCCTACTATACAAATTGTAGGGTCATTTGGAGATACTGGTACAGTTGCTAGACTAAGTCCTGTACTTGGCAAAGGTAAAGCAAGATCAGCACATATTAGATGTAAGTTTGATAGAGTTACAGGAACTTACTTGTTCCAAACACTTGCCGAAACTGAAACATTTACTTCAACAATTGATCAACAGATATTTAATTTAAAATGGCCAGTACAACTAAAAGCGACTGAAATTAAAGTTACAGTTGATGGACTAGAAGCATTGCGTAGTGAATATGCATTTAGTAATGTTGAAGATACTACTAAAGGTTATACACGAACTTCAGGACGTATTACATTTACTAATGCACTTGCAGTAAACAAAACAGTTGTTGTTACATATAATAAAGCACCTGAACTACTACAAGCACAAGATAGAATTAATTTGTACTATAATCCAACTACTGGAATGTACGGAAACGATCTCGGACAGTTAATGGAAGGTATTGACTACGGCGGAGTTGAAGTAAGTAGCTTTGATTTTGGTACAGGTACTGGATGGGATTCAGACGAATGGTTCACAACAACTTATGACACATTTGATACAACGTTTGAAGATGAAATTTTCCAAATTGGCGATGATAGTACACGAGTATTAAATTTTGCTAGTCCGTTAGTTTCAGGAACTGTTTACAATGTTTATAAAAACGGTGTAAGAATTGATGATCCTAACTACGGAACAGCAAGTCAAAAAAATGTCAACGCTAAGATGACAAGTATTACAGGTGCAAATCAAACTGGAGTTGCATTGTATGATGATGCTGATGATTTAGCATCTGACATAATTGTATTTGACGAAGATATTATTTCAACTGGTCCAGGAGATATACTAGTATTTAGAAAAACTACTTCAGACGGAGCGTTTTTACCAGATCCAAGATCTTATGATACTGTACTAACAGGCGGCGACCTAGCATTTAGTACAGCAAAAGGTATCAACCCAGAAGAAATTATTATTGATGGTGATGACTTTATAAGTCCAACAACATCAAAAGGTCCTGAGGAACAAGTTCCAGGGCAGGTGCTAGACACAGTAAACATTAGAGTATTCCACAGACCAAAAGACGGCGGCAGTATATTATCAAGTAACTCCTACAGAACAGATGGTATAGTAGGATCGTATAACTTTGGTATACAGCCACAGAACAGAGATGGTTTGATTGTTAAAGTTAATGATATAATACAATCACAATCTTTATATAAAGTAGACTACAGATTAAAAACAGTTACATTCAACACAATACCTAATGTAAACCAAGATATTAATATTTTATCAATCAGCGGCAACGGTAAAAATGCATTAGAGCAAAATGAATTTATAGGTGACGGCAGTACACTTGCTTATATAACTAAAGTACATTATGATAAGAAACTAGATTATTATGCTACTGTTAACGGTGAAGCAGTTGAATCTGTACTAACATCAAGTGGTGACAGTACAGACAAAGATCCAAAAGCAATGATTGTATTTGGTAGTCCTCCACCAGACAATAGTATAATCAATTACGCAATTTACACAGCAGTAGATTCATTTAGTAAAATTGAAACAACAGAATTTACTGGTGACGGAAGTACTAAAGTATTTGATCTAGCAACAACTCCTTATAGTGCATTACCTAACAGTCATAATGTAATTGTTAAGCAAGGAAATAAAATTTTAAATCCTGGATATAGCCAGCAGTTTGCAGTAACAGCATCGGCAAGAGAATATTTCTTAGAAATATGGCAAACACCAATTGGTAGTTTTGATAACACAGACTTGTTAGTATTACTTAATGGCAAGGCACTTACTATTGCAGTTGAATATAACATACGTCCTGCAAACAGTAGTGTTATACTTGAACCAGGCATTGGAGCTGAAGGCGATATTTTAGAAGTTTACTTGCGTACTGACGGCGAATATGCGTTTGGCGATGTGCAAGTTATTAACAATCAAACTTCTTGGGTAGACAGCGGATCAAATTTACAGTTGACTACTGCACCAGCAGATGGCGAAAAACTTACAGTTTATACATTTAATAAACATGACAGTATGGATTTTGAAAGACAGAATTTTGATATTGTTGCAAGAAGTGTAATTGCTGTAGGTACAGAAGATCATATACAGTTTAATCATATTAAAGCAGGATTAGTAAAATTAAGATATCCAGCAATTGATGCACAATATGTTTGGTTAACTATTAATGGTATACTACAAACACCAAGTGTTGATTATAAATTAACAGATGATAGAAACTTTGTAAAATATAACGGTTCATTTGCAGATGATGATGTAATTGAAGTTATACAATTTAGTGCTACTGGAGAAATTACTCCTAAGTTTGGATTTAGTCAGTTTAAAGATATTTTAAACAGAAACATTTATAAGCGACTTGGTGATGTTGCACCATTAAAACTTGCAAAAGATTTAGCAACACTTGATAAAGAAATATTCTTAGACGATGCAAGCAAACTAAGTCAACCTGATAAGAACAGTAGTATTCCGGGTATTTTGTTTATTAATGGTGAACGTATTGAATATTTGATTAAACAAGGTAATGTGTTACGTCAAATACAAAGAGGAACACTAGGAACTGGTGTTGCAAGTATACACGAAGCAGGTAGCGATGTATACAATCAAGGACCAATGCAAACAGCACCTTATATGGACCAAACTATTGTAGATGAACAAGTAGGTGACGGCTCAACAACAGTATTTCCACTAGCATTTACTCCTAACAGTGTAAATGAGTTTGAAGTATTTGTTGCAGGCAAACGATTACGTAAAAATGCAATACAACAGTTTAATCCAACATTAGATCAAGACTCACCCGAAGCTGATGAAACAGCACCAGCAGAGTTTTCAGTAGATGGCACAACAGCAAGTGTAATTCTGTTAAATACACCAGCAGTGAATGCTAACATAAAAATTGTCAGAAGACAAGGAAAACGCTGGACAGACCCAGGAATTTCACTTAATGATGCGGAAAGTTTGGTAGCACGTTTCTTTAAGGCGGAAAAGGTGGAGCTACCCAAATAAATACAGTATAGGACAAAGGTATGATTGATAACATAAAAGAAGAAAACGGAGTAATGCTCCAAGGACATATTAAAATTTCTAACCCTGAAACGGGCGAAGTTATAGTCGATAAACGTAATGCTATCCACTATGAGAACATGAGTATATCACTTGCAGAAAGTTTAGCTAATGCAGGACAAGGTACCATTTATCAAATGGCGTTTGGCAACGGAGGAACTAGTATTGACCCAACTGGAATTATTACATACCTAACACCTAACAGTACAGGTACTAATGCTAGTCTTTATAATCAAACGTTTATTAAAGTTGTTGACGACAGAAGTGTTAATAACACAGATCCTGCAAGAAACAAGATTGAATCAAGACACGTAAGTGGTACTAACTATACAGATATTGTTGTTAGTTGTTTGCTTGATTACGGTGAACCTTCAGGACAAGATGCTATTGACAATGCAACTAATGCTGATAGTTTATATGTATTTGATGAATTAGGATTAGTAAGTTACCTACCATCGGGACAAGGTAGACTGTTAACACATGTAATTTTCCACCCAGTACAAAAGAGTTTGAATAGACTTATTCAAATTGATTATACTGTGCGTGTACAAAGTTTATCGGGGTTTAACGAATAATGGCATATACAATTAACTACTCAGACACGAATAAGGGAACTATCTCAATTGAAGATAGTACAATTAATCAGCAAACAAGTCTAGATATTCCTGGACGTAACACTACTAGTTATGGGTCAGTTATTGCCGAAAACTTCTTAAAGCAATTAGAAAACTTTGCTAATACAACAGCACCAAGGAATCCAATACAAGGACAGTTATGGTACGATAGCTCAACAGGAGTTGACACACTTAAACTATACGACGGTACAGGTTGGGTTAATGCAAGTGGACTTAAAAAAGGAAACACAGCACCAGATGTTGCTAATGCACTACAAGGTGACCTTTGGTCAGATACTGATAATAATCAGTTGTACATTTTTACAGGTAGTGGATGGACACTAGTTGGACCAGAATATAGTGATGGTTTGCTAACAGGTGCAAAGCCTGTTGTAGTAACAGGTAAAGACGAAGTACTTTATACTATCCTACAACTTGAAGTAGGCGGTAATCCTATTGCAATTTATTCAACAAGAACATTCCAGCCAAAAAGTACTATTCCAGGATTTACAATTATTCAACCTGGACTAAACTTATCTACAGCAAACATCGGCGGCGATGGTATAGCCAAGTATTTAGGTACAAGCGAAAAAGCAGAAAATTTAGTTGTTGCTGGCGCAAGTGTTGCGGCAAGTAACTTTTTAAGATCAGACGTAGCAAGTACTTCTTCACAAAAATTAACAATTAGTAACAACCAAGGTATACAGGTTGGACAGGATGCTATTGTTACATTTGATGTGCAAGGTACATCAGGTGTTGTTACTAACCTAACATCAGGTGCACCAATTGACTTTAAGGTTAATAACTTAGGTGTACAAGCAAATGTAATTAGAATTGACTCAACTGAAAAAGTTGGTATTAACACACTATCACCTGCAGAAGCACTAGACGTAGCAGGATCAATACAAACAAGTGCAAACTTAATTGTACAAGGTACAACAGATAGTGCAAGTATTGGAACTGGTGCTGTTAAAATTAGTGGCGGTGTTGGTATTGCTAAGAAACTATTTGTAGGCACAGATTTAAGTGTTGCAGGATCAAGCACAGTAGGTGCAGTAGCACCACTTGCAACACAACAATATTCTTTAGGTACAAGCGACAAGCGTTGGTCAGCAGTACATGCAGTTGAATTTAGAGGTAACTTAATTGGTAACATTACAGGTACAGTTACAGGTGGCGCGGCAAACGCCAACAAACTTACAAGTGCATCAACATTTGAACTAACAGGAGATGTAAGTTCTAATCAAATTACATTTGATGGCCAAATTGGCGGAACTACAAAAACATTTAATACAGCAATTAGTAATACGTTTATTGCTAACAAAACACTTGCTACAACACCTAACACAGATGATGAGATTATTATCAACAGAATTTCAGGTGATGACACAGGTGTGTTTAAGATTTCACAAGCGGCACTAGTTAGTAGTGTTCCTGTTATACCAGTTGGAACTATTGTACCATTTGGTGGAGTTAACACTCCAGCAGGTTGGGTATTGTGTGATGGTACAGAAGTTAGAATTGCTGATTACTTGAGTTTATACAATGCTATACAATATCAATTTAAAGACCAAAGCCAGGTTACATCAGGATTTTTTGGACTACCAGACTTTAGAGGTAGATTTGCATTAGGTGCTGACAACATGGGTGGGTCAAGTGCTAACAGAGTATCAGATGTTAATGCTGATACAGTTGGTCTTGGTTCGGGTGTTGAAAGTAGAGCAATTGATGTTAAAAACTTACCAGAACACGAACATGATTTAAGATCACCAAAAGGTGCTCAGTTCTATGTTATACTAGATGATAGTGGAGCACAACAAGATGCTGATACTATTCCATACGATGCACCAACAGGATCAGGCGCAGGTCAAGCAAGAACTTCAAGTGGTGGATTACTTAACAGAAGAAATATTGTTTATAATAGTAATACAGGATTAGAAGAATTTGAAACGTTTGATATTACAGAACTAGGAACTCCGTATAATGTTATGAACCCGTTCTTAACAGTCAAATATATTATCTATACAGGAGTAGGGGGCTAATATGGCATATCAAATTAATAAGACTAGCGGTGCATTACTTGTTAACCTAGCAGATGGGCAGATTGATGTAGCAACTACTGATATCACACTAATTGGTAAAAACTATACAGGGTTTGGTGAAAGCATAAACGAAAACTTTGTTAAAATGTTAGAAAATTTTGCAAATGTTTCTTCTCCAGCTAATCCGCTTGCAGGACAAATTTGGTGGGATACATCAAATAGTAGATTAAAAGTTTATACAGGCACTGACTGGACTACAGGCGGTGGACCAATTGTACAGCCTACACAACCAACAATGGTTGCAGGCGATATGTGGATTAATAACGATGCAAATCAGCTTTACTTCTTTGACGGTACAGACTTAGAACTAGCAGGACCAATTTATAATGCGTTCCAAGGTAAGTCAGGACCCGAAGTAATCACAGTGCTTGACCAAACAGGTACAAGCAGAACTATTGTAAAATATTGGGTAGGCGGCACATTTGTAGGCTTATGGAGTAAGGTTGCATTTATACCACAAAACGTAGACACTATTCCAGGATTTACAGGTGATGTTGTTAAAGGCTTTAATGTTGTTGATGCAGACTTTATTTTTGCTGGCACAGCATCAAGAACATCAGCACTAGTTGATAGTAATAATGTAGCAAGAACAGCGGCACAGTTCCTTGCTAGTGACTCAGATGATGCAACATCTGGTGCGTTAACAGTTAGAAATAACAATGGACTTACAGTAGGACTAACAGATAACAATGTTGTAAAAGTAACATCAGAAGGTGTTGTGAACGAAAACAACGTTAGTAACCAAAATTACATATTTAGAATGACCACAAGTAGTGGTAAGACTGATGCAATGACAATTGATTCTACTAATAGTAGAATTGGTATCTATAACACAAGTCCAACACAAACATTAGATGTTGGCGGCAATATGCGTGTTGCAGGAGACCTAATTGTTGATGGTGATACTACTAGTATTGATGTACAAACATTATTGGTAAGAGATAAGAGTATTGAACTTGCAAAAGGTGACGACAGTACATTATTAGATGACGCAGGAGTTGATGAAGCAGGATTTACAATAGCATCGTCAAACGGTACTAAAGAATTTTTATGGCGTAATGCAACAAATGCATTTACATCAAATGTAAGTCTTAACCTAACAGGTGGAAGTTCACTTAAATTTAATGGTGTTGATATTATTACAGGATCAGCAGGTGTTGGTATTACAAGTATTGGTGCGTTAACATCAGCTAACATCGGTAGTTTTAGTTTTACAGGCGGTAACAACCTAACTACAACAACAGTTGATGGTAGTGGTAATGGTATAAACTTAACTGCGGCTGGTAATATTAACCTTGTAACACCAAGACAGATTAGAAATGTTAGTGATCCTACAGCAGATCAAGACGTTGCTACTAAAGCATATGTTGATAGTAGTATTAATTTAGAAGTATTAGCACTAGCATTAGACGTTACAGGGCTAGGAACAGCAGGCACATTACAACAGCATACAAATATTGCTACAATTTTGAATGATATTGCACCTGCAAGTACAAAGCAAGACGGTACAGAAGCTAGAATTCACTGTACAACCACTACAGGTGCTACAGCAACGCTAACTGGATCAGCTTTGAACACAGCATTTAACGAAAGTACTGTACTAGTACAACAAAAAGACAACGGCGGCAACGATGATGGGTCGGTAAGTGTTATCCAAAGTGCTACATTTAATGATGCAACTGGTAATATTTCATCTACAGTAACACGAACACTAAAATTATTTAGAATAAGTTCAGGAGCATGGGGTTATGTGCAAGACCTTACTCCGGGCAGTTTGGTATAAATACATATAACACAATTAGGGGTTTATAAATGGCATACGTAATAAATTTAACAAATGGAGGGTCGTTAGTAACGGTTGAAGACGGCACCATTGACCAGAGTACTTCACTTAAATTAGTAGGTAAGAACTATGCTGGCTATGGTGAGATACAGAACGAAAACTTTATCCATTTGCTAGAAAGTTTTTCTAGCGGAAATCAACCAGCAGGTCCAATAAGCGGCCAAGTTTGGTTTGATAGTTCATTAAAAAAATTAAAGTTCTATGACGGAACTAAGTTTAGAACAACAGGTGGAGCGGAAATATCCACAACACAACCAGTAGGATTAACAACAGGTGATTTTTGGTGGGATACTAGCAACAATCAATTATATGCACAAAATGCAGATGGTGGATTTGTCCTAATTGGTCCACAATCAATTGGTGAAACAGTAAGTGCTATGGTAACTGCTCAAGTACGTGATAACAATCAAGTTAACAGAACTGTAATTAAAGGTACTGTTGATGATGGTGTTGTGTTTATTGTAAGTAATTCAGAATTTACAATAGATACTACAGATCCAGCCAATGCCATTACTGGATTTGATGTAGTACGCCAAGGACTTACCCTAAGAAATACAACTAGTTCAGCAAATGGTATTACAAGTTCAGCACACAGATTCCATGGTACAGCAACAAATGCTGAATCACTAGGTGGTGTTAGTGCGGCAAACTTTGTACAAAACACACCAGGCCAAGAAAGTTCATTTGGTGAAACTGTAAGATTTTCTGATGCAGGATATACAGTTGGTGCGGCAAACGATTTAAAAATATTTGTAGATTCAGCAGGTTCAGGTGATGAGGGTGTTATTGAAAACACTACAGGACAAAAGATTAGATTTAGAGTTAAGTCAAGTGGTGGTGTAACTACAGAGCCATTCCAAATACAATCAATTGGACTTATTCCAACAACAACAGCAACATATGACATTGGTGATGCAAATTATAAATGGAGAAACATGTATGCAACTTCATTTAACGGATTAGCAACACAGGCGATTGCACTACAAGTTGGATCAAATTATAGAACAGGTGATGTAAATGCAACAAATAATACAGTTGCAGTGCGTGACTCAAGTGGTAATATATCAGCAAATGTATTTAATGGTGTATCAACAAGTGCAAGATATGCTGACTTAGCAGAAAAATACACAACAGACAATGAGTATCCAGTAGGTACAGCAATGGCAGTAGGTGGAGACGCTGAAACAACAGCGGCTAAATCAAGTACAATGTGTATTGGTGTAATTTCTGAAAATCCAGCACACTTAATGAACGCAGAATCAGAAGGCCAAGCAATTGGACTTAAAGGCCGTGTTCCTGTAAGAGTAAAAGGTGTTGTATCAAAAGGACAACCAGTGTATGCTTGGGAAGATGGTGTATGTTCAACTATAGAAACAACAGGTTTAGTCGGTATTGCATTAGAAGCTAGTGACGATGAGTCAGAAAAGCTAATCGAGTGTGTACTTAAAGTATAAGTATTAAAAAGGAACTATTATGGCAGTAGGCGATACAATTACCGCGGCGCGGTACAACATTATTCAAGCAAGAGTAGCGGCAGTTATTGGATTAGGTTCTGGTGATGAAGGTTACGGACAAGCTCGTGCAAGTAGTACAGCGGCAGTAGGTGCTACAATTACAGCACAAGATATGGCAAATTTGTTTACTGATATGAACAAGATCAGATTACATCAAACAGGATCAGTTCCTACAGAAATTATAGCACCAAGTGTAGGTGATACAGTTGAAGATTCAAATAATACTTCAAAAGAAGGTTATGTACAGTACGAAACATTAAGTACAACATGCCAAGCATCAAGATTAACTGCAAATGCAAGCCAACTAGGATTGCAAGCAGGTACAAGTAGCCAAAGAACATCAAGCTGGTCAACAGATATTAATCATATTTTTACTGTTACTTTTGGTGGATATGCAGTTACTAATGGAGACGGAAGTACTACAACAGTTAGTGGCGCAGAACATATGCGTGTATTTTTTAATGCAGGCGGCACAATAAATTTAAGTGGTACAATTGGTTCAGGTAGTTCAACTATTAATAACGACTGGCGTAACTTAATGACATCAGTAGGTACAGTTATAGTTGGAAGATCAACTACTTCAAATGGTTCAACAGGTACTAACTACGGTTATTCAAACTTACCTACTAGCTATACAACAATTTTTAACAAGACAGCAAGTGCTTATAGTGCTAACGATTATTTAATTGAAGCAAAGAAAAGCGGTGCAGTTTTAACATTCCGTGTTACATTTAACGAAGATAAAGGTCCTAATCCAAACTATGACGAAGCAGTTACAGCAACTACAACTAGTACTGTACAGTTAAATAGACCTAACAATGCAAGCAGTGTAAACATTGCGGCACCAACTTTCGCCAACACAGACAACCTATAAGAGTAAATAGTTATACTATAAACTAGGAGTATAACTATGGACGAAGCACTAGAGAAGGCATTAGATTTTTCTAATTTTACTTCTACACTCAACGCCCAAAAACGTATATTGCATGAAAAGTATTTAGATGAACTAGTAATGTACTCTAATAATGGCATGTTTACAATTTCAAAAGAACTTTTGAATTTTTGTTTTATGCTAACTTCTACAAACATAAACAAAACTGTATTAATAGATAGTAATAGAACTCCTATTGAAATTAATGATGTTGAAGAATTTATGTTAAAAGCAACTCAACATTACACAGATGTAACTAGTAAGTACTTACAAGAATATAAGATTCTTAGCACCAAACGTAATGTAGAAGGTTTAGTGGATGACTAATGGTGTACTATGCTTTGCACACAATAACGGAAAAGTAAATTATATAAAGCAAGCAGAGTTTCTTGCAAAACGTGTAAAGCAACATTTGAATTTACCAACTACGTTAGTCACGTCTACTCCACACGGGCTAGACGACAACACAGTATTTGATCAAGTAATTGAAATAGCAGATGATAATAACAACGTAAAACGTTATTATAACGGCTCTTTACATCATGAAAGATTACCATTCAAAAATAATGACAGAGTAAGAAGTTATGAATTATCTCCTTATGATACTACACTTGTTCTTGATACAGATTACATAATTTGTAATGATGTATTCAACAATGCATTTAATAGTACACACGATTTTCAAATATATAGGAACGGTATCGATTTATGTGATTGGCGTAAACATAAAGAATTTGATTACATTAATGATACAGGTATTCCTTTTTATTGGGCAACTTGTTTTTGCTTTACAAAAACACAAGAAACAAAAATATTTTTTGACCTATTACAACACTTAGTAAGTAACTGGAAACATTATGATCACGTGTATAATTTAGGAAGTAGAAACTTTAGAAATGATCATGTGTTTAGTATTGCTATACATATGATGAATGGATTTACAGATGGTAATTGGGCAAAAACTCTACCAGGCAAAATGTTTTATACATTAGATAGAGATATTGTAAAAACTATTAAAGATAATTCACTTACATTTTTACTACAAAAAGAAAACTATGTAGGAGAATACATTTTAGCATCAACAAAAGACTGTAATGTACATGTCATGAATAAGTTTAGTTTGGGAGAACTTATAAATGGATAAGGGATATATTATGGTAGCTATGGGCGACGACTATGTACGCCAAGCATATTTGTGTGCTGTGAGCATTAAGAAAACACAGGCAATTAACAACGTATCAATAGTAACAAGTGACGCAGTTCCAGAAGAATATAAAAGTGTTTTCGATAAAATTATTGAAGTACCTTGGCACGACGACCCACAAAGTTTTTATATAACAGAACATCGTTGGAAAGTGTTTCATTTAACTCCGTATGATGAAACAGTTGTACTAGATACTGATATGATATTTCTATCAGATATTTCGCACTGGTGGAAATACTTTGCACAAAAAAGTATAGGCTTTATTAGTAACGTAACAGACTATAGAGGAAATACAATTACAAATGACTACTATAGGAAAGCATTTACAGCAAATAACTTACCTAACATATATTGTGCTTTTCATTATTTTAAGAAAGACAACACAGCATTAGATTATTATAAAGTATTGAATAGAGTATGTGATAATTATCAAAAGTATTATGAAGTATATGCCCCTAAGCAAACACCTACCTTAAGTAGTATGGATGTGAATCATGCTATTGCATTACTTGACAGTAATATAGATGATTATACTATTAATTCTGCATCGTTTGTACATATGAAAAGTAAAGTACAAGGATGGGATAACCCAACCGATACTTGGACTGATACTGTGCCATATTATATTAGTGACGAATTAAAAATTGGAAATTATACACAACACGGACTTTTTCATTATACTGAAAATAGTTTTTGTGAGGAGATGTTATGCAACATGTTAAAATAGATACTCCGCAGTATGTTTGTTTTAATCAAAAGACTGGAGAAATTTTTAGTGTAGGACCTAGTATTGAGCCAGGCTATCAGTATGTTGAAGTTACTGAAGAAGAGATTGAGCCTATTAAAACTTTTAAAAAAAATATGACCGATTATGTTGTAGCTTACAATCGAGTTGAAAAGGCATTTGTACTTAAAGAGAATATCTATATCGAACACGAAGCACAGTTTACACAGATCATGCCTGTAGATGAATCTGCAATGTATGATTTGCTTTTAACGGTTGACAATAAGGCTAAAAGATGTTATATTAGTACAGGTATAGAACTATTAGATACAATGAAAACAACTAACGTAGATTTCCAAAAAGAAATTACTTTTAGTTTTACAAAGAAAGGCGATCCGCATGTATTATACGATATGATTACGTTTAATATTGCAGATCCAAAAGAACATACAATTAATATTAAAGATACGTATAGTATCTATGCAAGTAGTGATATGGCAACTTGTATGTATAAGGAATTATAATGAAAGTAAAAATTGCAGAAATAGATATAATTTATTTAAGTTATGACGAACCAAACGCTGATAAAAATTATGCAGACTTGTTAACTAAAGTTCCGTGGGCAAAGCGTGTACATGGTGTAGAAGGTTCTGATGCGGCACATAAAGCCTGTGCTGAACTTTCTGAAACAGATAGATTCATTACAGTAGACGGTGATAATACTATACGGCAAGATTTTATTAATCAAGTATTAGACTTTGATGAACATACAGACTTAGAACATAGTGTAATTAGTTGGTGTGGTAGAAATTCTGTTAACGGATTGCTATATGGCAATGGAGGATTAAAATGCTGGCCAAAACAATATGTGTTAGATATGAAAACACACGAAAACGCTGATCCTAATAATAAACAAGCACAAGTAGACTTTTGTTGGGACTTACAGTATATCCAACAAAATAGTTGCTATTCAGATGTACATAATAACGAAACAGCACATCAGGCCTGGCGAGCAGGATTCCGTGAAGGTGTAAAAATGGCACTTGATCAAGGAGTCAAACCAACTAAGGAAGAATTTTTAAACGGACATTGGAAGAATTTACACAGACTATGGATTTGGTTAATGGTTGGTGCTGATGCTAAAAACGGTAACTGGGCAATATTAGGTGCTAGAGAAGGCCTTAGTATGACAATGCTTAGTGATTGGGATTACGTACAAGTACGTGATTTTGAATATCTTAATCAGCTTTGGGGCGGAAGAGACGAAATGCCTGCAGATGTTTTACACGATGAAATTTTTAATTATGGAAGCGAGTTAATTAATCAACTAGATTGCCCTATTGCTATCCAACCTTTTACTGAAGAACAAAGCATGTTCTTTAAAACTGTTTATCAAAATCCTAGTAGAAGTAGTAATCAGCAGTTTATAGACAAGGAAAAATAATGCAACAACCGCAACTAATTGAGGTCAAAGAAAAATTAGATAAAGTAGGTTGTGGATTCTGTCTGGCTAAATGGACACAAGTAACTATTCATTTAGGATCAGGATTAACGCACAGTTGTCATCATGTTAAAGCACATCCAATTGATTTAAACGAACTTGCAAAAAATCCTGGTACATTACATAACACTGGATTTAAAAAGAACGTAAGAAAACAGATGCTTAACAACGAGCGACCAAACGAGTGTGATTACTGTTGGCGTATTGAGGATAATACAGACGAATATAGTGATAGAGTTTTTAAAAGTAGCGATCCATTTAGTTGGCCAGATTTTGATACTATATCTAAGATGACTGGTGATGAAAACTTTTATCCTCGTTATGTTGAAGTAAGTTTTAGTAATGTTTGTAATTTTAAATGTGGATATTGTAGTCCTTCTTTTAGTAGTAAATGGGCTGACGAAATTAAAGAGCATGGCCCTTACACGTTCAAAGATACTAATTGGAGATATAATCAACCAGACGAACATCAAAAACAAATACCACAACGAGAAGCTAATCCGTATGTTGAAGCATTTTGGAAATGGTTCCCAGAAGCAGTAACACATATGCACACGTTTCGTATTACAGGTGGTGAACCTTTGATGAGCAAACATACTAATAGAGTAATAGAGTACTTGATGAATAATCCTCAACCTCAATTAGAATTTTCTATAAACACAAATGGATGCCCTCCATTAGCAAACCAATGGAAAGAATTTGTAGATAAAATTAAAATTTTAGAAGATAATAATTGTATACAAAGATTTGTTTTGTTCGTAAGTGCAGAAAGTAAAGGAGATCAAGCAGAATATAATAGATATGGTATGGACTGGACAATGTTTACAGACAATGTTAAGTATTATCTAAAACAAGCAACAGGTAGTTTAGTGTTTATGAGTGCATTTAATGTGTTAAGTATTCCTACATTTTTACCTTTTCTTAAGTATGTCGCTAGACTTAAAGGCGGATACAAAAATGATATTATAGTAGATATACCTTATGTAAGAAGTCCAGGATTCTTAGATGCTAAAATTGCTACTAGTAATTTAATTCAAGATTACTTACATCCGTGTATTCCTTATATGGAAGAAAACAATTTTAATGATAGAGAAAAGTCTCAAATGAAGCGTATTGTAAAAGACTTAGATGTAAGACAAGACAATACTAAGTTCAAACAAGAGACAATTGAAGGTCGAAGAATGTTTTATGAATGGATACAACAATACGATAAACGACGAGATGTTAATTTTTTAGAAGTATTCCCTCAAATGAAAGATTTTTACGAGGAGTGTAAAAAGTGCATGATATAATCTTTATAAGTTACTTTGAGCCAAATGCGGAACAAAATTTTGACGATTTGTACAATAGATTTAATACTGTTGGAGTATTTGGTGACAGAGTAAAGCGTGTTACTAATGTCAAAGGTATACACAATGCTCACGTTGAAGCGGCTAAACTTGTAAGAACTAGTTACTTCTATGTAGTTGACGGTGACGCAAAGATCGTACAAGACTTCAAATTTGCTTATATAGCAAAGGAAAAGGATATTGTACATGTTTACCGTAGTGCTAATCCTATCAATAATTTAACGTATGGGTATGGCGGTGTAAAACTGTTACCTACAACACTAACACTTAACATGGACACAACTACTAATGACATGACTACGAGTATTAGTGATAAGTTTAAGGTGATGAACGAAGTAAGTAACACCACAGCATTTAACACTGATCCTTTTAGTACTTGGAAAAGTGCTTTTAGAGAATGTACAAAATTAAGCAGTAAAACGATCAAAGGACAAAAAAATGACGAAACAGAAGAAAGACTACACATATGGACAACAGTTGGAGGGGATGTTCCCTTCGGCGATTACGCTATTGCAGGTGCTATTGCTGGCAGGGAGTTTGGGCTTTCTAACAAGTCTGATATTAAGTTAATTAATAATTTTGATTGGTTAAAGGAAAAATTTAATGAGCAATACAGTTAATCTACTTAACGGATTAGAATATCTTTATCCTGAAAATAAAGTAGTTTCACAAATGAAGCGTACTCTTACTATGTTTCCTGAAAGTGAAACTGCTATGGTAGATGCTTTTAGTTTAGGACAATTAGAAAGTAAACTGTGGCTTATTGAAAATTTACCCGACAAGTTAGGAACTGTATTTGTTTGTGCAGGCTGGTATGGTACACTTGCAAGTTTTATGTTTGAACGTGCAAGAGACAAATTTGACAAAATACGTAGTTTTGATATTGATAGTAGTTGTGCATCTGTTGCCGATAATATGAATAGACCCTGGGTAATGGACGGGTGGCAATTTAAAGCAAGTACATTAGATATTCTTAATATGGAATATCCAACTACACATACAACTTATAGAGCAGATGGCAGTAGTTTACAACTTACAGAAATGCCTGATACTATTATTAATACTAGTTGTGAACATATTAAAAATTTTGCAGATTGGTATGCAAAAATACCTAGTGGTAAGATGGTAATTTTACAGAGTAATAATTACTATGAAATTAAAGAACATGTCAACTGTGTTAAAGACATTTACGAGTTTAAAGATATGGCACCGATGAATGAACTACATTATACAGGTCAGAAAGAGATGTCTAAATACACAAGATTTATGTTAATTGGAAGAAAATAATGAGCGATAACATATATCCTAAATGCGAAAATGCAAGAAAATTATATATTACATCTAATAGCCAAGTGCGTCCTTGCTGTTGGTTAAGTGAATGGGAAGAAGTTTCAATGGATGAAAATTGGAATTTGAAAACCAATACTATAGAACATATTTTAGAAAATGAACTTTCTGCTTATGTTCAAGGGTTAAAAGAAAATCCTGAAAAATTTGCTTGCAAAATGTGTTATAGAAAGTGCAATCAACCTTTTACAGAAACAGCAAACCCTACACAGCAATATGTGATATTTGGAGATGAAGATGAAACGTGAACTACAAGACATGACACTCCATTTAGAGATGAGTAAACGCTGTTTATTGCAATGCCCTAAATGTCCTCGTACAAAATATACAGGACATTATAAAATTGATGATCTGCCAATTGAACATATGAAGACAATAGTCAATGCTACAAATCCTAGGAGAGTTACTTTTTGTGGTAACTATGGAGATCCGCTATATCATCCTAAAATTTTAGACGCAGTTAGATTTCTACATGATTCGGACATCCCATTTGAATTTCACACTAATGGCTCTGGCAAAAAAGTATCCTGGTGGGAAGAGTTTTATAACTGTTATGAAAATAAACCATACGGAAGAAAAGAAATTAAAAGTACAGTGTGGTTTGGATTAGATGGATTAGAAGATACTGCACATTTATATCGTGTAAACACAAATTGGAAAGAAGTTTTCGATGCAATGTGTTTAGGTGTTAAGATGAATCAAGAAATAATATGGCAATGGATTCCGTTTAGTTTCAATGAACATCAGATTGAAGAAGCAAAGAAATTAGCAGAAGACAATGGTATACATCTACTATTACGTTTAAGTGATAGGTGGGACAGCAGACAAGGAAAGTTTGATCCATTAGAACCTACAGAAAAGTTCAAGCCTACAACTCGTCATACCGGTAATGGATATATTCATGAAAAAAAGTAAAAGAAAAAATAAAATACATTGTGCATATGTAGAAAAAGGAATACGAGTTAATTTTTTAAATAAATCTGGACACCCGTATGTACGTGCTACACCTTGTTGTCATTTAGATAAAGATTTTATCGAAGACCGATTTAAATCATTCACTCCTTTAGAAGAAAAACAATCAATTGAAAAGCATATAACTTTAAGACATTTTAAGTCACATTTCAAAAAAGGAACATTTCATCCTGCTTGTGGAAGTTGTATAAATGCTGAAAAATCTAACAAAGATAGTGTAAGATTAAAACTTAATAAATTAGAAAAAGAAAATCCAGATTTTGATTATTTAAAATTAGATGTAGTGATGTCTAATAAATGTAACTTAGCATGTCCTTTTTGCAGTCAAGGCTCTAGCAGTTTAATTGAGACACTTGCAAAAAAATATACATGGCACTTGCCTATGCATTGGAAAAAAGGAACACTGGAACAACCTGATACTAAACTAGTAGGAAAAACATGTGCTAATTTACTAAAAAAATATAAAATCCATACTTTTAAAATTATTGGAGGCGAACCATTTTTAATTGAAAACTGGGAACCTATAGGAAAAGTATTAGATGAAAACTATTGTAGCGATTTAAATTTAGAAATTACTACTAATGGTACAATAATGAATGATGAAATTATCAAAAGACTTTCTAAAGCAAAACATACTAAATTAAGAATTAGTATGGATTCAATAGGAGAGAATTATAATTTCATCCGCTGGCCTCATAATTGGGAAAAGATGAAACGTAATTTAACTTTTCTAAGGGATAATAAACCAGATAACTGTGACTATCAGATTTCTATTCTTGTTAATATATTGAATTTTGAATATCTACCTCAGATAGAAGAATTTTTAGTTAATGAAAATTTAAATTATGGATTTGACTTTACATTAAAACCTGTAGACAGTCCGTTACAATGGTATAATCTTCCTTTGCCAATTATTTTTCTAATACTTGAAAAAGTTAAAGACGAAACTATTAAAAACAGTATCAAACAACTTATGCATACAGAATCAAATGTTGATTTTGATCTTATTGTAAAAGACGTAAAGTTTTATCTTGATCAAAGGAATATGAAACCTGAACATGTGCTTGGACTTAAAACTAGAGGATTTTTAGATTTAAAATGATTTTAATAAAAACCGCAGACGGATTAAAACAATCTAACCTTGCTGAAGCAAAGACAACCTATAATAAATTTAAAGGTTGGTACTGTGGTGCAGGTATGGACTTCTTATGGATTAGTAACAAGGGCGAAGTTTTTGGTAATGTGTGCAGGAATAGCGGATCTTATGGAAATGTATTCAGTAATTTTACACTGCCAACAGAACCTATGATTTGTCCTGTCAAAAGTTGCTATTGTGCAAGTGATATTAATATACTCAAAAGTAAATCTATTGAAAATTTTAAAACACTAAAAAATGACATTGATTATAATGCTCCAAAGTATAGTGGCGAAGAAATTTTAGCACTAGAATCTGTTAACAAAGAATTTGCAATTAATTGGAATTTAGGACCAAGGTGCAACTACGATTGTAGTTACTGTCCTGCTACAGTTCACGATAATTATAGTCCTCATATTACATTTGAGCAATTTAAATTAGCATTTGACAAAGTATTAGATCAAATAGGTAAACAAGAAAATTTAAAATTAACGTTTACTGGAGGAGAACCTACTATTAATCCAGAGTATATGCAAATTGTAGATTATGTAGTTTCTCATAATGGAAGAGTTTATACAAATACAAATGGAACAGCTAGTATAGATAAATTAAAAAAACTTTGTAATGCCGGCGGCTTGCATATTAGTGTACACACTGAATTCTATCAAGCAAATAAATTAGCAGATAAAGTCAGCCAGTTATCACTAGAACAAGGAGTATGCATTGTTAAGTATATGTTAGTACCGGGAAGATTGCAAGAGTGTAAAGATTTTATCAACTTGCTTCCTTCTAGTAACGGATCATACAGAATCAATATAGAGCCTCTAGTTGATAAAGCTAACGGTAACAAAATACTAGATTATACACAAGAAGAACTAGAATATCTGAGAACACCCAAATGACTTTTAAACAACCAGAAAATGTAATTGCTATACAAAGCAATAGACCACAGGATTTTTTTTATGTACATTGGAACATAGGAAGACGATGTAATTACGATTGTAGTTATTGTCCTGACAGTTTACATGATTTTAAAAGTCCGCACCGCAGTCTTGAAAATTTAATTGAAATAGCAGAAAAACTTAAAGCAAACATTCCTTCAAGTAAAAAGATTAGAATATGGTTTACAGGCGGCGAACCAACAGTTAATCCAAATTTTCTTAAGTTTTGTAAATGGTTAAACAATGACGGAAGATTTGTAGTAGGGTTAAACACTAATGGTAGCAGGACCAAAGAATACTTATTAGAACTTATGAGCTATATCAACATTATTCAATTTAGCAGTCATTTTGAGTATGTAGAGGAAGACAAATTTCTCCCTTCAATGAAAGCGATAAGCAATTATGTAAGTGACAAACATGGAAAAAGCATGAGTCTTAATCTAATGATGGAACCGGAGCATTGGGATAAAGCAGTAAGAATGGTTAAGTATTGTATAGCTCATAATATTCCTTATCATATGAAACGCATAAGACCCAAAAGTGTTGTACATGAAGGTAAGAATCCATATTCGCCTGTTTATACAGAAAATCAAATAAAATTTTTAACTGATAATGAATATAGAAATGTAGTGCTAGAGGAATACGATGATTGAATTTTTTAAGATAGGTGATTATCAATTTCCTTATGATCCTACATTAGAAAAAGTAGGCTTAAAAATCAGCGGTGGAGCAGATAGTAGTTTAATAGCATACATTTTAGGATTACTAAAATCACAAGGTTTAATTAAAAGCCAAATAATTACAATGACCAATGAGCATCATGATCGTCCTTATCAGATAGATTATACTAACAAAATACTAAACTACATTACACAAAAAACAGGAAGTGTTTTTGAATATAGATGTTCTGTGTTTTCTCCAAGTGCAGAAGAATACAACATGAACAGTAGTGCTATAGTACAAAAAACAAAAAATAGTTTAATGTTTGGTAAGCATTATATGGGTATAACTGCTAATCCTCCAATCGAAACAGGAATAAAACAAGAAGATTTAGAACGCACACACGATAGAAATAAACTAGTATATACTGATACTAAAATTACACCGTGGATTAACTACGATAAGAAAGATATTGCTAACATTTATAAGCAATTAGACATTATGGAACTTTTTAGTATGACTAGAAGTTGCGAAAATAAAACCTTTGACTTTACAAAGCATTGCGGTGAATGTTGGTGGTGTATAGAACGTAAATGGGGATTTGGAAAATATGAGTGATATAATTGTTTACGACAAAGACGGTAATACTCAAGAAGTTTGGGCTAACGATATGGTCAAAGCAGAAGAAGTAAATTTTGAAGGCTGGCTCTGTGGCATTGGCTTAGAAAGTATTGACATAAAAAGCAATGGAGATATTTACAGAGGCACGTGCAGGATAGGAGGTCCTATCGGACACATCGATGATGAAGTTTGGAATTTGCCTACAGACTTTATTGAGTGTAATAAGAATAGCTGTACTTGTGTAGCTGATATTAAAAGTACTAGGTATAAAGACCAAGAAACAAGAAACAAATTAGAAAGTAAAGTTAAACAAGTAGTAATAGGAAAGGGTGGAGATGAGAGTTCAAATAATTTTTGAGGACGATACTGTTTTTGATTGGCACATGCATAACAATTCATTTGTAAAAAAATGGGTAAGCATGTTACAAGAACATATTGTTAATGTTCCTAAATTACATAACTATGAGCTTACATTACAAGGATTAGGTCCTGCTGACGAATTTAAACGCCTTAATAAAATTATTGACAAATGTAATGAACATCGTGCAAACACAATTCCAGATCATTATGTTAATAAAGCAGAATACACATTACAAGAATTAAGCGAAGTACACTATATCTATGAAGAAATAGCACAACAGCCCGAATGGCTTAACGGATTGTTAAATGAAAATGATGCTATAAAAGCAAGAGACTTACTAAACGATTTTATTCATCAAGCAGAAAGCAGAGCTGGAAGTAATTTAAATTTTCAAAAAAGAATAACTCCAAGAGTTAGATTTAGAATTGTTAATCCTGAAACAGGCGTGCCTAATGCTCGTAAAGAAGATTTTCAAGATTTAGATTATAATTTATTTGATCCTATTGTACATCCTAGTATAATGTATTTAAATTATAATGCAATAGGAGAAGACTTTATTAAAACTTATAAGAGTGAACGCGAGCCTAAAGATGCTGTGCCTCTAAGACAATTTAGTCCTAGTTTCTTTTTTGTTTTACATGCTATTGATTATGACACACAATTTAAACGGATCGAACGTTGCAAACAATGGATGCAACAAGGTGGCTTTGAT